TGATAATAAGTGCTCGTGCGTGGACTACCCACAAACAAATCCCCCACCGCTGTTAGAAATCGGGAAGTCCCCGGTAGGGTTTGATAGGTTTACTTATGAAAATGCAACAGAAAGCAAATCAGCTACTACTGTCAATCATTGCATTATTAACTAAATCTTACTTATTATGTCTGATTGTTTATTTACTCCATCTGATACAGATGAAGACTATGCTGATGCATGGTTCAATTGGGATTAATATAAGGGCTGTAATAGCCCTTATTTGCTTTGATTATCAACTTAAAACTTTATAAATATGCTTAACAAAATCAAATTGTATATTGGCTATTGGCTTATTATGTTGTCTTTCTATCCTTATAGGAAGGTATTTGCACATGATTGGATTACTCTTAAAGAGTCATTCAAAGTAATATCACATCCTGAGGATTATGACAATGAGACTGTTGCATCAAGCTACGCAATGTTCACATGTACTAACATGGAATTACGTAGGAAAGTAGAACTATTTAAACGCTACGGTTTATGAGCAAAGATGAAGTAAATAATCAATGCGGGTATATTGCTCCTTGTGAGGAAGTGTGTGTTGAATCACCTTCAATGACAATGAGAACCATACGTACACAACGACCAAGTAATGAATTGTGTAAAAGGTGTTTAATAAAAGAGTATTGCAATGAGTTTCGTCTTATGATAGGTGAGAACTACAGACCAGCTTGTTATGTAGATGAAGACAATACATGTATTATTGACGAAGACAATTTATAAACAATTGTTATACACAGTACTTAGTACTCAGTATTGCCACAAAGGCTGCGCACAGGAAGCAAATCAGGCACAGCTGCCAGCCATTGGGAGAAGTGAAAGAGGAACTCATGTAGTGTTTTCATCGACGTAAGAACTTAATGAAAAACCAAGCCGAGGTCTAAGACCGTTAAAAAATAAGGCTTCGGATTAAGCAGTTGTTTATATGTAAACACACGCACCAAATCTTCCACTTCTCCCATTTTCAATGTATTACCTCATCAAGTAATATATAGCTATAATTTACAAATCACCAAAAACCTAAGCACTGTACAGGTTAAGTGCATCATGTCATGGCACGTTATAAATTAATCGAACCGTTAATCAAAACAGTTGAAGCAGGCAAGCAAAATGCAGGCACTAAATATGTAGTTGCTAAGCTTCAGAATGTAATGTGTATTTGGGAAGAACCGCAAACATTTACTTGTTTCATTCAACCCATTGTAAACATGCTTACTCCATTATTATCAATCCAACATGGAGGAGCAGCACAAACAGACCAACCAATTCCTGAAGAATTACAGTATGTAACAGGATGTTGGATTGACTGGTGTCCGCCACAGAAGTTCTACAAACAACATCTGTCAGACCATCCAGCAAGACCTGCAACAGCAACTCGACCAGCTACTGAAGCAATCAAAGCTGGTTCACTTGTATCGAAAGGTGGAAAACCCATTCTTTACACCACATTACGTATATTCTGTCAATATTACATTGACGAATTCGGAGAAAAACAATGGATACGTGGAGGTTCTCCTGAAGAAGTAGGACAAAGAGCATTCAGTGCTTATTGTATACCAGCTGAAGAAGACAAAGCTCCTCAGCTTATATCAACTACTCCAGAACCTGAAATAGTTGGAGGACAAGTAGTACAACCTGCTACAGCTCCTACAGCACAAGGTCAACAACCAACCTTCACGCAAGCACCACAAGGAGGTCAACCATTACCTTATTAACACAGAGACCGACAACGTGTTACCGCTGACAGACCGGGAATAAGAATAGTCTGTCTTTGTGCTTTACAAGATTAAAGCTTTGCACTTAGGCGAGTACTAAGTAACACTATATAAAATGCAGTTATAGTGAATTACTGGAAATTTTGCAGGTTTTAATGAGATTAAAAACCTATTTCTACTCTTTCAACAGCGCTTTGAAGAAAGAGATAGATAGAACGAAAGAGCAACGTATCTCTATAAGCGCACTGTGAACAAAAAACTCAATAACTTCCCAAGACATTGAGGGCACCAGTTTCTTATATGTTACGCATGAGAGGTCAAACATACTCCTTACGATATAAGTTTTAGGTGTAAAATGCAAAAAAATTCAAGTGTCAATACTTTAGCATTCTAACTATTATATCAACACAATGATATATGAAAACTCGTGTATGATGTATATCTCCCTAATTGGGGCGTTACGACGTTCCAGAAACGTAGTATGAAGGCGCAGAGGCGTTAGAACTAAAGTATTTAATAGAGTAAGAGAAAATGAGGTCTTATATCAGACAGCTCTTAGCATAGCTTATAGTGGTGTTTTCCATAACTATATTAATGCGCTTACTCTATTATTTTTTCTATGCATTAACTAACAAATAAATCAATTATATGGAAACAAAAGTATTTTGTATTTATATCCTTTTAGGTATACTATTTGACATTATAGATTTAATCTATCATTATAATGAATGTAAAGAGATAACCTTAAGAGATATATTACTATGCCCATTTTTTATAATTATCTGGCCAATTCCTACGTTTTTGTTATTAATAGAAAGTGCTGGAGATATTAAAATATTAAAAAAGAAATAATATCAAACTATGAAAGAAATAACTTGTATTCAACAGTATGTAATAGATAATCTTATCAACAATAAGACACTATCTATAGAAAATCTAATAGATGCCATAGTTAAAACATGTTCAACAGAACAGTTTAATAACATATTATCTATTCTTATCAAAGAACATGCTTCTTGTACAAATAAAGATAAAGTAAACTTTGTGAAAATGAATATGTATATATCTAAAGAAGTTGGTAACGAAACTAAAATACAAATAATAAAAATACTAATGAAACAATTTGACACTATTAGTCTTAGTCTTAAAGAAGCCAAAGATTATATAGATAGTTGCATAGGAGAATATAATATATTCCCTAAAGTAGTTACACAAGAAGAAATAAATGAACTTATAAGAAAATTAGAACCTTATAATGTTAGCATAAATACAATAAAGTTAATGCAGTAGAAATACTGCGCTCTTTAAGGTGAGAATCCTTGACAAGCATGTGGGGCTTATATCTATTCATACAGAGCAAGTACGTACGGGAAAGCTTAAAATACTCATCTGTAAAATAGTATTAGTGCAGACTTTAAAATCATGCAGTATAACAATCTTCCATATACTAATGCAATAGTGAACTTCTGAATCACGTTATACTTATTAGTCCTAAGAGTAGGATAGTCCTCAACTTATTATGTTCCGTTAGCTTAATATGGATTTGTAGAATACTAAGAGTAGTATTACTAGTATATTTATATGTGAATATAGGTATACTAGTTGCACTCATAAGGCAGCCTTCACGTGGCGAGTGTGTTAAGTAATAGGTTAAATAAATCTTCCAGTTTGTACCTATGAAAACTAATGCCTTATTTTTTTATTAACAATTTAATCAATAAATTATGATAGAAACAATAGCAACACTAATTACTGTACTTTGTGGTATATTATCATTAATAATAGCAGCTTGTACTATACAAGCACCATATTCAAAAACAGTAAACAATATACTTAAAACATTATTTATAATAAGTACTATTAGTGGAGGAATAGCAATTAGTTCAATAATAATAAGATTATTAATAATTTATTAACAGCAATGCTCAGATGGCGAAATTGGTAGACGCTTCAGACTTAAACTCTGATGATTATTACAATCATGCGGGTTCGATTCCCGCTCTGAGTACATTCATTAACTTAAAAACAATAATTATGAGAGCAAAGAAATCAATTCGAGCATGGGTAGCTAGAGATAGTAGTGGTAGACTATTTCTATATAGAAACAAACCAAGAAAGAGTACTGATGAATGGTTAAGTCCTTCAGTTCATATATGCGGTATGCCGTCAGATGCATTTCCTAGTATAAAATGGGAAGATGATGAACCTACTAGAGTATATATTAGAATAGCATAATATGACAATCAAAAGAAGTTATTCAAATAGTATACTCACAAGTATCAGTGAATTTTTGATTATACTAATTATAATATTAATAGTAACAGTATCAATAAGTAAATATTGTGCAGACTATGATTATTATAATTATGTAGAACTCAAAGCACAATATAAAAACTATATTGTGACTAATAAGTACGTACGGAACTCAAACACTTATGTGTTAGAACTCATGAATCCTTTTAGTAAAAAGACTAAAGAGGTATATGTTAGAGATTATATATACTATAATACTTATTTTGTAGGAGATACTATAAAATGAGAAAAGTTAGAGTATATTATAAAGGTAGATATTATTATTTAGGCAAAGCTAAGAACTTAGAAGAAGAACTCAATTTAAAAAGAGATTTTCTAAGACAAGTAGTTAATATACCTGAAGAAGATATAGAATTATTTCACAGAAACTTTACAATTACAAACAAAACCGTAAAATTCATAAGAAATGTTTGAACAAGTAACAGATTACAAAAGTGCTTGTAAAGTATTAGGTATTAAACCTATTGACAAGCGTAGGAAATTAGAGGAGCATGTACTACTGTATATACAGTTATGTACTATTACTCAAGCAATTAACTTTATTGCTAATGGTAATAAACCATGGATACCAGAGTATAAACAAAATAAACCAATTAAAACATGGTACAATTGGTGGTACATTAAATGGGACAAAATTAAAAATGGTTCTGCTGCGAGTTTCTTCAGTCTGAGTTCTGGCGACGGCATTAATGGTACTTACAGTTATACAGATGCTCATCTACGATTCATTAGTAGAGATGCCGCAGAATATGCAGCTAAAACATTTAGACCATTATATATGAAACATATGTTTGGTATAGATTAAGTTCTCATATTTATTAACTATTAAACATTTATCAAAAAATGGAAAATGAATTACAAGATTCTCCAAGAGGAAGAGGCTCAGCAATAGCCTGGAGTTTAGCAACAATCCTAATTCTATTAGGAATGTTAGTTGCTAGCGCACTAACCTTTATCTGTCACGATAAAGTTGACAATCTCATCAATCCTGAAAAGGATAATGTAGAACAAGTTTGTGTTGACACAATTTATACTGAAGCTGTACCTACAATACAGGAAATTCTTCAGTTTCGAGAAGATATAAAGCATTACAATCATGTAGACAGTGTATTTCTTACAATGCCAGACGTTGTCTTAATAGACATACTAAGGCAACATGGAACTTCATTGTCTAATAGTGACATTGTGACTATATATGAATCGAACAGAAGTACTTATAACAAGGTAATGAGTGGAGCTAGAAGTCAACACTATAAAGATTCATTAGATAAATTGTCCAATACTTATGACAATACTAAAGATACTACTTTCGTAAAGAGAGAATAAAGTAATAAACACCTTGTTTTTTTTAAGTTAAAGTATACTCGGTCTGTGAAGATAGAGTGTACGTCCTCAGAAGATGACAAACCTGTGGGGCGTAAGTAAATGCATATCGTATATTATTCCCTTGAATACGGCAATAGCGGGTAATGTCCGAGATACTCGTATTTGTGTTTATAATCGTGCAGACGTTAAAATCAGGTACTCCAATAAGGAAAGTTTGACAGCAATCCTGCTTATGAGTTAAAACTATAGTGAGAGTCATAGAAACAAAGTGTTGTTATCTTATTATTAACAAATGTGATTAGAATAGATACTATTTATTCTAAGAAAGAACGAAACAAAGTTGATACTAACTTAAAACAAATCCAGAGTATCCTGGTCGTCGTCAACAATATTAACAATTTAAAACATTAAGTAATATGAAGAAGAAATTAACAAAGGAGGTTCATAATGCCTCGTATTAAAGTAGAAGAAGGTCGTAAGATTACTGAAATAAAATTCGGTACAGACCACTATCTTGCAAACTTACTTGCATGTACTAAGATATTAGGCATACCTCTAAGTAAAGCAAGAACTTTATGTAAATCTCATCCAGATATGAATATCAAAGTAGATCCACCACTACCTGTTATCAGTAAATTACCTACTGATGCTATTCATATTGAATTAGGTGAATACGCAATAACAGTTAAAATAACTATTAATTAACTATCAAAGTAAAATGAAAGCAATTATTATTACCTTCCATGGAGAAGCTCCTGAGAAGAATTATGATGAAATCATCAGAAAAATGGCTGAATTAGTGTTCAATAACACAAGTGCGAAGATTGAAGATATATCTGCGGCAACGTTAAATGACAAAGAAGTATCAGAAGCCTTACTACAGAAAGTAGTAATAGCTCCTGTAGCAAATGCTAACAAAGCTGCTATATCAACTACTGTAAAGGCTGTAAGTGAACTTTGTAGCAATATCATCAATGAAATTGGAACTCCATCAATGATGGATGAAAGTATATTCCGTAAGGAATTACTGAAATATCTTCTTAACAAAGAAGACCAGGCTACAACTAGAGTATTACGTATTATTATCAATACTCCAGAGAGTTCAGCTTCTAAGGTAAAAATAGTGTTGCACAACTACGGTTTATCAAAGCTTCCCGAGATAATCAAAGGTTTTGATTCCATTCTCAAACTGTACTAGTTATGGCAAGAACAGAAAGAGAATACGAAAATCAGCAGAAAGACTTCAAAAAGAAGCCTAAGCACAAGAAAATGGAGCCTTACAATCGAAAGAAGTCATGGAAATAGACAAAAGGAGCTTAATACAGTGTTATATTAACACTGTCAAAGAATACGCTCCTATATTTGGGCAAGATCCCAATATCATTTTGTCAGAAGTAGCTAGAACAAACTCTCTTTTACAAAGAGAATTATATCTAGTTATAAACGATTGTCCTACACTTAACAATAAAATTAACTGTAGCGAATGTACTCATGAGTGTAAACTCAGAATGCAACTTGAACAGTCCAAGGAGGATATTCCGCCAGAGTATCCGCCCGCTGTTATATATTACTAATTTAAATTGTTAGTATGGTGGATTTCAGTCAACCTAGAACTATTTATAACCAGAGCCCTAATGGAAGTTTAGTAGTGCTAAACTACTATTCAAGAGTACAATGGACTATACAACGGTCAACCAAGCATAATGCTTAGGTCAGAAGAAGGATATGGGTTACTTACGAATAAGATATACAAATAAGTAAGATAGTTCTTTTTTTAATCTTAAAATTATCAAAAATGAGTAAGACTAAAAGAATAAAAGTCCTAGAGGAATTTATTAGACTAGAGAAACTAGAAAAGAATCCTAGAAAGGACTATATAGCGGTATGTGAAGAAGCCGCTAATAAACTCAAAAATGAGTTGAAAGCAGAAGAAAATCGTGTTAGTAGATATCTTATCTTGATATCACAAAATACTAACAAGCGCAAAGAATCATACAATAACCGTAAGCTTATAAAAGCTGGCGAGAGAGAAAGCTATCGTCAACGCAAAATTAGGCTGAACAAAGAACGTAGAGAATCTTTGCACAATGGGTAGGTCAACTAATCCTTTAGTTAAAATAAACGCTACAGAGAATATCCAAGAAAGAATTAGAGCTGTAGCTTACTTTGGGAAGCTCACAACTGAAGCAGCAATGTATTGGTGTGAGAAACAGAAATATAGGCCGATAGAAGTTTATCCTATAAATATCACTGTAGCAGTATATGAAGCTAGAGAAAGATATTTTAAAAAATGTAATTTCATAGAAATTATTTCGTGATTAATAACTATAGTATCAAACATCTAAAATTTTTATCAAAATGGCAGAAGTAAACAAATTGAACATCTTTGATGTAAACAACGAGAGTGATGACATTCAAGAGTCTATCTCTAATGCAAACAAAGTAACCGATGACGTAGTAAAGAAAGCGGCTGAAAAGATTGCCGAGCGCCGTAAGGAAAAACTTACGAACGAACTCATCGACGTGGTTCAAAAGTGTGAATACACTGAGAAATCCGCAGCATTGCAGTTACGCCGTAGTAACCGCGTGAACCAGAGAATGAAGACCTATATGAAGGACTTGCACAATCTCGCAGAAGAAGTGAAGAGTGGTAAGAAGCCAGTTACGGCCTGGAATGATGAAGCTCCGGCACTGAAGAAGCAGTTTGACAAGGATCTCATTGATATTGACAAAGATATCGACAAGTCTCAAAACGAGCTTGACGAAATCTTCCCCAATTCCTGGTCTTATCGCTGGAATAGTTTGATTCCCCGCCGTAACGGTTAATCAGGCTAAAAAACTAAAATAAAAGAGATTCCAAACTTGAGTATCTTTGTATCTAAACAAGTTTAGTGTTTATGGAGGAATATCTATAGCGCCCTACGGGCCGAAAGTATATTGGACGACACAAAGACCTGAATTAACAGGTCATACTACGTATCTTTGTATCATTAGTGTGGAATTATTGTGTACTACTGATCATATGTCTGAGATCGCGACAATAAGATTGTCCTGTATTAGCAATAATACCGAACTGCTTTAGTCGAGATATCAAATCAGACTGAATAATGTGTATCTTGTATCATATATGTTTCGTCATATATCATTATTCGAGTATCATCAAGATCAGTAATGAAGAGAATTAACCATTCTCAAGACCATAGGATATGTAGCTTTGGTCGGCTACATATCCACTAATAAGATTAATTATAAAAATAGCAGGAGTATTGTATAACATAACGAAGGCCTACCTGTAGAGAGTGCTGTGAACAGTGTTAAATAATAAAGCTGGAAGTATGGCTTAATTCTGCACGTGAGTTATACTTTAATTAATCTTATAAACTAATTGACTGTTAGGTCTATGAATCATCGTTTGGACAGGGGTTCGACTCCCCTATGCTCCACGCCCTTTGCAGTTGAATAAAATAACTAGAACAAACTGAAAATGTACGTGTACATATAACCAGTCTAGTAACGGATTGTCCTGCACGGTTGCAGTAAAGAATCGTTAGCTGCCGTTTGACCGTATCGTATAACGGCACCATGGGGCATTATGGTTTTGACAGCGACAAAGAGGAAATAGAATAGGTCAATAAGCAGATAACTGGCAATACAAGTTATGTAACAGATTACACTCGCTTAGTAGCGTAAGTAATCAACGGCTAAGCTAATGTCGTAGAAAGCTGGAGTAAGTAAGCTTTGCATGGTAGTGAAGCCTTAGATATTACTAAGAGATAAGGTGTTCGAGTCACCTACTTACTACAAATTAAATTAAGTTTAATCAATAAATATTAATTTGAAATGGGATTAATAAAATTTATCAGAGAAAAACTTCCTGAACCTTTAGACAAGGCTAGTAGGGAATTAAGAATGAAAGAAAAACTGGTACAACGTATCAACTCTGTAGTACCTCAGTGTTACAAGAATAAGTATCACTATAAAGAAGGAATTTCTAAAGTAAGAAATATATTCTTCTTTTGGGAAACCAGAGGTACTGAAATCATTCATCTTATAGATGTAAGTGATTTAACTACTAAAGACGAAGAGAAATTTCGTGAACTTGAAACAAAAGCAAGAAACTATCAACAACAATGCGTATAAGATACTTTGCATGGTTTGACTCTAAAGCCGAACGTACTGAATTTATCAGTCTACTTAATAAATCTCGTTCAGAATCTGAAGCGATTAGTAAACTTCTTGATAAATATCCAGACTTAAGTATGTCTGCAATATCAGGAGTAGTAAGTAACTTTCAAAAGGAAATAAATAAAAAGTCATGAAACTAAATCATCCTGGAATCTATCGTATTATTGGAGAACATTTTGAATTGTTAGCCAATATAGTTGGAGAAGTACCATGTTTGAGAATTACTTCTGCATTACTTATGAATGACCTTGTTCAAAGAGGTAAATTTACAGTGTTATCTGAGGATTCAATTGAAATACAAACTGTATGTAATAATCCCGATGCATTCTTGTTCTTCGAGTATGATTACTCAGAAGTATGCCCATTACCACCTTATAGACAATCTATTCGTGGTACAAAAATGCCAGATATCAGTAATGATATGATGAAAGCATTTACAGAGCGCTATATAAGTGATATGTCTATAAATGGCAGAGGAATTGAAGCTACAAAAGCTTATATTCTAAGTGTAACAGACTGGAGCTTAGCGCAAATAAATGTATTATTACTTAGAATAGCTAATAGTACACGTCGTCATGGTCGTAAATAGTATTACTGTTTATACTTATCTGAATAAATGTCCAATAAGATATAATCAGATAAATTGGAGACCTAGCTGGTATGTATTTCTAAGAATATATAACAGAGAAATAAAAGATACAGAATTTCACGCATTTTTCAGAAAACAAAGATTAGCTAAAGTATTAGCATGGTATGATACTCAGATACTACAGCAAATTGGCATAGCTTCTAAAACTACTCTAGAGGTAAGAATTAGAATTGTTTGTGGTATGGTAAATCAATTACCAGTTGAGGTTCTTACACGTGATCTGAAAATTGAATTTATGGAATGTATTTGGGATACTTTCCGTAAATTATACAGTGAATGGAATGAATGGTATTGTAAGTATATATTACAGTTACCATTTTAGGGTTATAGTCATTGGGTTGACTATAACCCACACTAAAGCCCGTAATTATGACAGATGAAGAAAGACAACAGCTTTTCGATCTGATCAAACAGGCGAAGGAAGGCAAACAAAGTGCCTTTACAAAGCTTTATGAAAAGTATAATCGAATTATTTACAGTACAATATACCGTATTGTAAATAATAGAGATGTAGCAGATGATTTATTATCTGTTACTTTTACTAAAGCTTTTTCTAAGCTAGATAGTTATATTAACAATATTTCATTTGAAATGTGGTTAAAGACTATAGCTATAAATAGTAGTATTGATTATATTAGACGTACTAAGAAAGAGAATGCAAATTATTGGCTAGACGATAGTACTAGCACTGTTCAATTGAGAAGTTCGGCCGACTACTCACCTGAAGATAATTATATCTTCAATGAAACAGATGAGAGACTTTCAGATGCCTTTAGCAGACTCCGGTATAAGTATCGTCATATACTTGAACTACGAACAGTTCAGAATTTGTCTTACAAACAAATATCTGAAGAGCTTGGCCTCACAGAGAGCCAGGTAAAATCCCAGCTTAACAAAGCTCGGGAAAAGTTAAAACAATTGTTAAACTAAAAAATTTACAAACATGTCAGCAATTTGGATTATTGTGCTATTAATAATAGCATTTGTTCTTGCGAGAAACTTTCGCAGTGACAAGATGTGGTGGATTTATATCTCCTGCATCATAGCTGGCTTGTTAGTAGGTATGTTGAGTAAGGAAGTAATAGAAACCTCTAAGAAGGTCAATCACACTACTTCCATTACTCAGCTAGTCAACACCGTTGATGACTTCAATTCTACATGCACACAAAGCTTAGTGTGTACAGTGACAGAAGGTACTACCGATTGCCTATCTGGGGTTGTGAGTAACATGACAGAATTGAAATTAAAGTTATCAGACGCATTGATTAGTAATATCTATACTAACGGGCGTGACTCACCAGCAATAGAGGATGATAGTTGACCTCTTTAAATATTCTATCGACTGAAAGTAAAAAAATTATTATTAACCACCAAAAAATTTATCAAGAATTATGGCACAAAAAGAAATGTCTAAGGCTGAAAGAAAGGCAGCATTAAAAGCAGCTAAAGCAGCTGCAAAAGCAGAAGCAAAAGAAAATAACAAGAATGCTCAGCAGACAGCTGAGAAAGTTGAAACAAAGGAGAACAAGAAAGAGGAAGAGAAGCCTCAAGTAGCTGCACAGACAGTAACCAATAAAGACCAGAAAGGAGAGACGAAAGAACAGAAGGAACAGAAGAAAGAGCAGAAGTCCGGCACCCAAAAGCAGAAGAAAGACAAAACTCCTACTATCATTCCTGAAGAAGTTACAGAAGACAAACCTAAAGTATCTCCTGAAGAAAAGGCTATCAAGCGCGCAACATCGCTTGTAGGTGGAATAACCGGTGCAGGTATTCCTGTAGGTTCAACAGCTTCATCGGTAGATGGAAAGGCTATGTTAGCATTTGTAATGCAACAGCGTTACGCTAACAACGAAGAACTTGCCAAGCGCTATCCTGAAGTATACGCAGATATCAATCGTACGATTGATGTAGTGAGTCTGCTTGCCCTTGTCGATATTCGCCAAGACTTATTCAACCGTGGTGAACGTGGTGAATTGCAACTGATGATTGATGCAAATCAACTTATGCCGTTGCAAGGTATGGCTGAAATGCTAGGTATTAAACTAGCTCCAGCTAAAGCTTTACCGGGAGGTGATGACGGTCAACTGGCTATTGACTTCAACAAGTCAGAAGTTCCAGAAGAACTAGCAAAAGATGCTGGTAAGACTGTTACTAAGGTACCGGAGCTTGATCCGAACAAGATTACAACAGATGAGGAAATTGACGAAGCGTTAACTTTCCTTATCAACAAAGAGAGAAATGTAGCAACGAATATTGTTAACACCGTAGAATGGTATCGTACGTTACGAGGCCTTAAGGAAACTAATGCTGATAAGAAGTTAGCATTGGATGAGATGACAGTAGGTGATTGGATGAATGAAATCTTCAGCCGTATCAGCCCTGTTAGCTTACTTAAAGGCTTAGGAAGCTCAGTATATCTGTATACTTCACAGACGGGTTCTCCGTGTATGGCTCACTCTGTATTGCGTAATCATTTGATTAAGGCAGGATGGAGTGAAGAGCAAGTTGCAGAAACTGTTCGTGCACTTATCAACGAGAACTTCCGATTGAGACAGAAAGACAATCAGGAAATGAAGCCCGAGACAGATAAAGCTATTATGGCTGTTATCTCAAACTTAGGTGAAGAGTACATTGATAAGTTGTTTACAGATTGGGGACTCAATCTTGAAGGAGTAGAAGAATCTAAGAAAAATCAGCTGGAGAACGATCGAAAGATTGCTCGAATGGTGTTAGGTTCTGTTAAGACTAACTTCTTCAATAAAGACGAAAGTCCGACACCTGATGAACTTCGTTTGAAAGTTGGTCAGATTATCAATCTGTATCGCGATCCGGCTTCTCGTCTCGCTGCGTACTGCCAGTCATCTATAACTTCTCCAGTAGAGAAGGAGTATCCAGAAAAAAGTCTGGAGAAAAAGGATGACAAACCCGCAAATGAAAAAAAAAATTAAACGCATGGCGTAGGTTTTTACAATTCATAGGGTATAAAGACTAACCATTCTCTAAAATAGCATAATCAAATATGAATTTTAGATTTATTACGGCTGTCGGCATGTTCATCGCCAGTTGCATAATTGGCTTTGGACTGCGACAGACAGTCACAGTAGTACAGGCAGCACCTGTAATTCCTTCACCTATAGAAATGCCAAAATTTCCTATAGTTAATAGTGAAGAGAATAAGTCTGTCGATAAGATAGATGTCGAAGTAGACCTATCTACATTAGAAGTATCCGTGAAAGGAACAACAGACGCAATTGTGAATGTAAAGACTATTGGTGAACCAAAACCAGTAGTTAAGTGGAGAACTAAAGTAATAGAGAAAGAAGTAGCTTCTGGATATCCCTATATTAAATCTGTAGGGATTATGCCAGATAGCATTAAAGCTATTTCTCCATTATCTAAAGTAAAATCATATGGTAAGTAATCTAGTTATACTAAAACAAATGATACGATTATCTCGTATCATTAAAGATATGAAAGAAGCAAGGTGTAAACTTAGTTCTATCTTATCTCAATCCTCTTACTTTATAGTAGAAGGAGACCAGTCTGATATTATTAATAATCAGACTAAAGATAGTATAGCTAATTGCTTATATACTGAAAAGTACTTACGTTTGTCTGTAAGTAATGCTTGTAAATGTTTGGATGGATTTAACGCAAGTATCATGGAACCAGTTGATTATATCAGTAGTAGTGATGTAAAAAACAAATTCGTAGATATTTGTAAAGGTAAGAAGATTGTTGCAACAATCTGCCTGAGTACAGGTAAAATTACTATGTTAGAACCAGAACATAATGAAAATGTAGCTGAATAGAAAAGCTCAGTGGAAAATAGTTAATGACAATAACCACTTAAAAAACCTATAATTATGTCATAGTTCGAGAGGAGTAAAACTGTAGCGTGAATCACTCCAGCGGAAGTCATGCGAGGTACATAATAGTACAAGTCGCGCCGTGTTAGGGAGCTGTAGTCATTTCTGCTGGCCCGAAAAAGTACAGAATCCGAGAATATGTTAGCTGCTAAAACAGTGAGATCACTCAAAAGGTAGGATATTAGGCTAAAACGTCTGAAAAACGGATAGCAGGGGATCAGAGTGCTTAATCCTCATTAGGTATTGAGAACCGTCTGGTGAATACTAAATACTCTTAATTACTGCAAACAGTACCGCTAATGCAGAATTATAAATCAAAGCAAGGAGAACGAAATCTTCTACAATTACTCGTTTTAGATTATCAAAATCAGAATCAAATAGGAGTATAAACACGACGCTGAAACAGGGACAATACGGTTCCTGACTTATTCCTTTGGAAAGAATAAGTGAAGCCGAGAGGCAAGGTTAGTTTCACCTAAAGAAAGCAGCCAACTCATGGAAAAAAAGAGACAGCATATAACGCGATCACCGGTCTCCAAAATCGGTTAACAAAAGTGCAACTATGCACCCAGAAAGGAAAAATAGCATTGCTAACTATAGTGTTCAGTACACATCAGCTGTGATGCAATATGCAATTGTGGATATTGGAACTTGTACTTATGAAGGTAGTAAATTACTGATACTAATGTAAGGATAACCGTGTTATGGTACACACTATGTAAACTTGACTGATTATCGTGGAGCAGAAGCCAATTCTGTGCCTTATGGTAAATAGGGTCCTCGTGAAGGTGGATACGCAATGTTCCAAGGATGAAGTAGGAGTGATGTATATGAGATTGATACAGTCTTTCAAGTCTAAAGTGACTCACGTGCTTGGTCGTTCGTGTGAGTATAATTGAATGAGGAATGATTACGGAGCAACAGACTCGTCGAGCGGTTTGAGGGCGCTATAACCCTGATTCTAGATACAGTGACCTTTAGCAAGTCATATTATGTGGTAAAAATAAAACTAAGGTGATGCAGGGAAAACACCTACTAAAAAACGGCAGAGCTTATAAGTTTCAAGACATGTAAACTTCTTCTTAATATAACGTAGTTCACGCCAGGATTATTGTTATTAATAGTCGTACATAAACTAAGGAAATACAGAAGACTATATCATTAGGTTATGAGTATAAGATGTTATACTATATTTACTCATGTATTTACGCTGAATAAAGCCAGCTATGAATAAATGAGCTTTAATTGTTTAATCTTTAATAAAATGGGAAGTTCAATGGAACTGTAAACGCTAAGACTACCATTGTAAGGATAGTGTAAGTAGACAGATCACCACCCCGACTACCAACCGTTATCGCTGACATTGACACTTCGTAAAGTACTAATTGCAACTTAGTATGTATGAAGAACGCTGATTCAGATTTAAAGTAATAAATATAAGAGCATACTGTCTATATGTTCAGGTTTCTCATGCAATAGCAGAGATAGTACCGGTATTTATGATGCTGATGAGAGGTGGAAATCCTCGTATTCGTGTAGTATAAATAAGAAATCCGAGAGGTCAAGTGGGTGTCTTGAAAAATTAGACAGCTTGTAGTGTTTTAGTAACGTTTCTCAACAGAAACGACCCTCATTCGCTTAGAATGTTGTAATCCTTAATTACTCCTAGGCATACCAGTTGCTGATGAAAGAGTTCGATATATTATGCTTGTACAATACTTATGCAAGAGAACATGATATAAAGTAGGGTGATGGGTGCGGTAAGCATCGTATAAATTGAATCTTATCCGTTGAAGTACGATAAACTTAAATTACCAAAGTATTATCAGAAGTAACTCTCAGAGTATTTCTCATAAATTATTTCAATTTATTTTCAAAGTAAGCCAAGTAGATTATGTGATTGAATTCACTACTAAAATTTTCAAAGCTTAGTAAAGCGGTATGATATAAGACGCATGCTTTAGTATTACAAATAATCGAAAGGTGGAGAGCATTAACAAAGTATTAATTAAAAATTAAGAGAGTTTCGTATTGGTGAAATCAAGCACGGACTCAGAAAGGAAACATTCTTATGGATAAAAGTAGCGTAGCACCGACTATTGGTGCATTAGTAGGAACTCAGAGCACTGCTGCTCAAGTTATGGCTCGTTATCGGGCAACTGCAAAAGAGTATGGACGGTTCTTTGGTGAACAGATCTATACTGTAGTAGCAACAAATCCTGACCTTAAGTGGAAGGAAGATGTGCTCAATGACAAGAATACTTTACGGAAGGAAGTAAATGTATTCATTGTTAAGGCAATTGACATTTTGGATGTCAAGTTCATTGCTAAAGACTTAGACGGTGAACCGAAAATCATGTTGAATCCGGATGACAACGATCCGAATCTTGTATTCCCGTTAGTCAAGCCTGATTTCAGTAAGGCAGACCGGAAGAGCGTGGCCGAATGTATCGAACGTATTGGTAAGAAGAACAGTAAACCGATGTTCTTTGCAGCAGAGGAATTGCCTATGCTGAACGATATGTTGAAGATACATAACAAGGGTATTCTCAACTTCTATGAGGAACTGTCTCGTAAGTTCATTCGACTTAGCGAAACTGTACGAGATATGATGGATCAGTCTGACCGTATGCAGTTGGAGTATCAACGGCAGTGTGGTGTAGTTACTGATGAAACAGAAGTAACACTTCAGGTAAACCTTGAAGAAACTACTGAATAAGCAATACTATGAGCAGAATTTCTAAAGTAAGAATAGAGCTTCTGCGACTACTTATTTGCGTCGAGCCTACTATATTAGCTAAAGTTCAGAGTTGGGACGGAAGCACTAAAGTAACTCCTAATGCTGTTTCTGTAAGAGAGGATGGTCAGGTCTTCTTTTACTATGGCAAAGGGCCTTTATGGTGGCAACGACTTTTAAATACTTATGAATCGGTAAGTCTTTTAGATGTAGCAATACGTATTGCAGATGCAATAACTGGTTCCGGAGGAACTAGAAATGATGTAGCTTTTGACGGTATTACACAAGCATTACTGAAAGAAGCAATTAAAAATAAGGATCTCGATTGTGTTGTAGATATTTTATTTGATAGTATGAGGAATGCTTCGAGCGGAGAGCTGCACTCAAAGTATATCAATAAAGAAGCTATTGAAAAATTCGCAAAAGAGAAAGGTCTAACTGGCAAACTTGTTGTCTCTGACAATATATTTGGTTTTGCTGGTATTGAAATAAGACCAGGCGTAGTCGTACCAGTACGATTAGGCAAGGTTAAAGAAATATAATATTTGAATTGGAATATTATTGCAAAACAACATATTTTCACAGGGTGAATTGGCCCTGTTTAAATATACAGTACTGTAGTTCAACTGGACAGAACATCAACCTTCTAAGTTGAGAGTTGTGGGTTCGAGTCCCACCAGTACTACTACTAGTAGACGTAATTTGGTCAAGTATTAACTTTTAAAAAATCAACTTGAACATGAAATCAATTACATCTAAATATATTATTACACATCGTAAAGAACTTAGTAATGAAATTACTAAATATTGGAATATCATTAAGAACGAGAATATCATCCCTAAAGGTGCTACTCGTAATTTTGACTTAAAACAGTTACTTAATGAAATCCAAGCTAAGGCTGATGAACGAATCCTATTGAAACTGTATTTACAGTGTATCAATATGGGATATAAGAAGTTCTCAGAATTACCTACAACAAATAACTATCTTGCTATATTTACCTTGAGTGAAAAGCAGGAACAGTTGTTCCATTTGAGCAAAATTAAGACCTTAGATCCTAAGCTTAAGCGTTCAAAAGGAAAGAAAAATCTTAACACTACTGAAGAATTGACTTCGGACTATATTAATAGCTTGAAGAATAAACTTCAGTTAGAGATTAACAAGCTTAATAAAGAAATTGAAGAGTTTAATAATAAGGCTGAACTAAGCCTTGAAGAAGCTCCTCTATCTATTGCAGCTTAAAAAACAATCGCTATATTTAATCAAATACTGAAAGGTTTAGGGGATAACTTCCCCTTCCCTTTCTTAATATTAACCCTTTAAAATTATCAAAATTATGAAAAAGAATAAACAATATAGAGTAAAGAAACAGACAGTAAGAAATGCTAAACGATCATCTAAAGCTAAAAAGCGTAATTATCCTAGAATAGTAATAAATGGAGAATATATAAAGAAATATTGCCCAGTAGAAGCTACTAGAGATTTCGAGATCGGTCCGTCTTTGGTTACAGAAGTAAAAGATGGGAAAACAGTAAATTGGAACTCCTGGAGTTCTAAGAATAAACAACAGCCTACTAAGATAGCAAAAGAAGCTATGGAAGAAAACAAGGCAGTTAAACAATCTAAGAAAGAACGAATAAAAAATATTCTTATGAAAGCAGGCTATGATCCAACTATCCACTACACACGTAAAGAAAAGAAGAAATTTACTAGAATAGTAAAGAACTCTCTTTTTGCTAAATCTACTAAACCGAAAGAGCGTACTAAAGCTGAATGGAAAGAGCTATTTACTCAACAGAAAGCAGCAAAAGAAGCTCGTATGGAAGCTTTAAAGTATAAGCCTTTACCTATTAAAGCAGGTAAACAAAAAGGCTTTACGGCAGCTGAATTAGCTGTTAAAGAGAAGCCTAAAGAACGAAAGTTCAAGTATACAATAAATAGAAGAAGGAGTGATGACGATAAACGTACATATGACTTCAAAACTGACTATCTCACAGCTTCTACTAGAGATGAGGCGAAAAAGAAAGTAGCTAAAGAAGCTAAACAATATCGTAATGATTCTTCATTTGCCGGTATAACAGTACAAGATATTGAAGGAGATAATAACATAATTTACTATGATGGTAAATCATTATTAGCAGCGTGATGAATATAACAGTAGAACATCCAAAAGAAGAACAAATTATTATCTATTTAAGAAAAGGTTTCTTTGAAAGTAATTCAAAATTTGAATATAGAGTACAAAAAGCTTTATTTTGGGGAGATAACGATTATTACATAGAAATTAGAGTTTATCCTAACAGTGTAGTTATAGTTCGTACTTTAAAAAAAGAAATTGACATAAATAGAAACAAGATTGGTTTTAAATAATTAACTTTCTAAATTATCAAAATTAACAAAAAGAAGCAAGGCTTCATTTAGAGAAATCTAAGCGTCCCTTGAAATTCTTACAATTCTATGTAGGAAGAGATAAGAACAGAAAGCAACATGTAGGAGGTTGCAAAGGAAAAAATAAAGTAAGTGACCGTAGAGCTTACTGTAGAAAATCTATAAAACCTGCTATTAATAAAATAGCAGCGTAATATCTATGGAATTCCATATAGCTCAAAAAGGGGTAGAGCCGCAGCAAAATGTAAGTCTGTGTGATTTGTGTCAGTTCGAGTCTGACTATGGAATCTAACCAAATATTCTAAATATGATTATACGTAACAAAAAAGTCTATGTATATGATATTGAGGTATTTCAGAATATTTTCCATTGTTCTGTTAAAAATACAGAAACAGAAGAAATATATAAATTTGAAATCTCTGAAAGAAAGAACCAACTAAGAGAATTAGTTAAGTTCTTTAAACAAGTCAATTCCTATATAAAATGGGGAGACTTCTATGGAACAGAATTAGTAATAGATTCAGATATTATCTTTTGTGGATATAATAATCTACATTATGATAATCCTATAATAAATTATATTATAGAGTATGAAGATAGACTTATGAGCTATAATGTAGCTACTATATGTAATTCTATCTTTAATCTAAGTAAGACTATTACTACTTCTACTGAGGATAATATAGATGCCTGGAAACATTGGAAGTATCAAATATGGTTTGATACTTTTGATATTCTTACTATGCTTTACTCTAATAAACTTAGAGTGGGTTTGAAAGAAATTCAGGTAACTATGCAATATCCAAATGTACAAGAATTTGTATGTGATTGGAGTAAACCTCTTCCATTAGAAGATTTTGACGAAATGATAGACTACAATATAAATGATATTGAGTCTACTACAGAGCTTTTAAATAGATGTAAGGAAAGTATTAATTTACGTATAGCTATTGAAGACGAATATGGAGTAAGAGTACTTAGTAAAGATGGTGTAAACATTGGGATGAAAATCTTAACTCAAAAGTATCTTGAGAAAACAGGATTAACCTGGTGGGATATTGAAGGATTAAGGTCTCCGATGGATTATATTCCTTTAAAGGATGTAATATTACCATTTATTAAGTATGATAGTCCTATTTTACAGAGAGTACTAGATGATATGAAAAGTCAGATAGTTTCTCCAGGTAGAAAAGGATACGAAAATAACTTTATATTTGATGGTTTACGCTATACTGTAGGAGTAGGAGGAATTCATTCTAAAAATGATCCTGAAATCATTATTCCTAAAGAAGATGAAATGTTAATTGATATTGATGTCGCGTCACTATATCCAAGTATGTTAATAGAATATGGGTTTTATCCTAAACACTTAGGTCCAGAATTCTTAGAAGTATATTCTAAAATTAAAGATGAAAGAATAGAAGCCAAACATAATGGAGATAAAGTAAAGAATGAGACATTAAAATTAGCATTAAATGGTTTGTCAGGGAATCTGCAAAATGAACACAATTTTTGCTATAGTCCATTTGCTGTAATGCAGATTAGAATAAATGGACAATTATTATTATTGATGTTAGCTGAAAAGCTTACTCAAATAGGATGCCGAATCATCCAGGCAAATACTGATGGCCTCTTTGTTTTACTAAAGAAAGAGATATATTCTAAAGCAAACAATATTTGTCGAGAATGGGAACAGCTTACTAGACTTACTCTAGAAGAAGATCGTTTTGAAGCTATGTATCAATATGCAATTAATGACTATATTGCAGTTAAAGAAGGATACAGCAAAACTAAAAATCCTAATTTAATTAAAACAAAAGGAATGTTCATTACTGAAGTATTATTAGGTAAAGGTTTATCTGCAAAGATAATTCCTGAAGCTATAATAAGATACTTTGTAGATAAAGTACCAGTTGAAGATACTATAAGAGGATGTAAGGATATACGTAAATTCTTAATGTCTGAGAAGACTGGTAAACAATGGCATGTTGAATACATGAACAAAGAGCAACAAAGAACTAATCGTTTCTACGCATCTACTAATGGTGGATACTTGTGGAAATGGAAAGATACTGGTCATAAAGAAGGTGAAATTATAACATATACTGAGCCATATGTAGGAGAACGTAAATATAAGGCTTCTGCAAGGCAGTATCAGAATATGCTTACTGCATCTGGTGTTACTCTTTTAAATAAATTTGATGACAAACCGATTGAGGAACGGAAGATTAATTATAGGTATTATATATACGAAGCCTATAAGATAATCAGAGAATTAAAACCATTACAATTGAGCCTATGGGATTAACAAAGGCTACCAAATAAATTTCAAAGAACTATATGCTCATATAATATATGAGAATATGATTTTAGAAATAGACACTTCTATCTTAGATAGAATACCAAACATATCTATTAATCAATTAGTATTCCTAACACTTGTATTGAGTGATATCAAAGTAATCAATCAAGACATTCAGAAACTTCTCAGCCTAGTTAATGAAGAAGAAATACAAGAGTTAGCTAATCAAGGTTTAATTTGTATTAATGTAGATAATACAAATAACCAAGTTATAAGTAAAACATCAAAACTAGAAGAACTTCTTAAAGAAGATAAAACTATGTTTGATACTTTTTATGACCAATTTCCAGTTTACGTTATACGCCCTGATGGAACTAAAGGTTTCTTAAGAGCTAATGTAAACAAATGTAGAAAGGAGTATAACCGCATCGTAGGTAAATCTAAAGCAATGCATGAACACATTATGGATTGTCTAAGATATGAAATAGATGATAAAATGCGTACAGGCAAGATGGGTTATATGAAAACTATGTGGAAATGGCTCACTCAACATGAGTGGGAAACCTTTGAGGAACAAATGAAATTAGATGATTATCAACCTAATACTTATAATTATGGAACAGATATCATCTAAAACACTATCATTTCGTCATATATCTACTGCAACAAATGAAGCAGTAGAATATATTCGTAAAAGAAAGAACCACGAAATTCAATCTTTAAGAACAAGATGGAATAAGTTTAATAAATCCTGTATGGGAGGAATTGAACCAAATACGATATATACTATAGTAGGTATATCTGGTAGTGGTAAATCTTCATTTGTGAATACACTTGAAACTGATTTAATAGATTTAAATTCTAATCAGGATGTTATAGTACTTAATTTTTCATTTGAAATGTTAAGTTCTAGGCAAGTAGGTAGAAAAATAAGCAGTAAGTTAAGGCAAACTACTGCTGAGCTATATAGTGCTAATAATGAATTAACAGATGATTTATTAGATAGAGTTGAACAAACTTCTCAACAAATAAAGTCGTATCCTATATATTATGTAGATACTCCTGGTACTGTTGAAGATATAGCTTCTACTATTAATTACTTCTATGAAACTAAAGCTAAAGACAAGAAATTTGTGATTATACTTGATCATACTCTTCTTGTTGAAGGTCAAAATCGTGAAAGTGCCTTGCAAGTTATTTCCGAATTACAGAAACTGTTTATTAAGGTAAAGAAATTACCTAATACTACTATAATTCAGTTATCACAGATGAATCGGAATATAGAAAATCCTGAAAGAATTAACAACCCTTCTATGCATTATCCAATGCGTAGTGACATCTCCTCTGCTGATACTATATTTCATGCGTCTGATTATGTCATATGTATTCACAGACCAGAATTACTCAATATACAACAGTATGGACCAAATCGTTTACTAGTAAAAAACAAAGTCTATCTGCATATCCTTAAAAATAGGGATGCAGGAGAATGTGCAATATTAGAGTTTGATAATGATTTGAAATACAATAATTTAATTGAGACTATACGAGAAGAAGAACCAGCAAGGAAGATTTCGTTTAGTAATAACAATTAAAAAAGGCTGAAAATTATGAAAACATATACATTTAAGTTACCGAAAAACAACAATAGTGCAGATATCTATAAAGAAAAGTTGATGAGTCGAGTTGTTAACGCTTATCCTTGGTTGACAGTAGAAAGCAACTATGATTATCCTAAATGCAACTTTGGCATTGAACATGCAGGTGCGGGTGATTACATTACTTTAGGGATGAGTAAGACTCATAATATTGGATGGATGTCTGAAGAATGTGCAAATTGTCCGTTCAAGTGCTTTACTGATGGAAGTATTAACTTTGATTTGGAGAAAGAATTCTTCAGTGCAATGAATGCACTTGGCATCTATGCAAAGAAGAATTATCCGTTTAAGAAGGATTATGACTTTGAAGATGAATTCGGTACACCGATTAAGATTTTCGATAATTTCGTACAGATTGGTTATGAAATTATCCCGATTGCAACTGGTTCATTGAATCATTTGAAACCGAAAACTAAGAAAACTATTATTGACATCACGATTAAGATTAAAAATCGTGGTTTGTTCTAAAAAAATATTAAAAAAATATTTGTCCATATTATCAGTGATTACCAAAGATTCTCAGTAAGGATACAAAAATAAAGCTTTTTTATGATTGTATTACCAAAAGAGAAAGTAAAAGCTAAAGTAGAAAATCCTAGATAACTGGGACATTATATAGTGATATATAATGAAAATTCCTTGAATTGCTGGAACCTTTTAATATATTTTACGTTTTTAATATAAAAACAGGAATATATTAAAACAATCAGCAGCTAAGCTTTATGATTACAGAAAAAACTTTAAGTAAATATAAGAAATATATTGGAAAAACTATTGGAACATTAAAAGTAGAAGAAATAGATTTAAATACACCTAATCGAATATACTTTATATGTACTTGCACAGTATGTGGAAGAAAACTTAGAGTCAGAAACGACAGTATAGTAGATAGTAGAGTAGGATGTAGTAAATGTTTAGGGCAATGGCGTAGAAAAAACTTTGAAGAGAAATATAAAGACCTTCTTCCAAAGGATATTAGACACAAATATATACATTTTAAATGTAATGCCTTAAATAGAAATATATCTTTCAATTTAACTCAAGAAGAAGTTAGAAAACTATGCGAATCACCTTGTTATTATTGTGGTAAGGAAAGATGCTTAGGAATTGATAGATTAGATAACTCAAAGAATTATACTACTGAAAATTGTGTTCCATGTTGTGGTTGTTGCAATAGAATGAAAATGGACTTAACTTTACCATTTTTTATAGAGCAAATTAAAAGAATTTACAATAATCATAAAGAAAGTTCAACGACTATCTCGAAAGAGAGTACATCTAAAGTGATTGTAGATGGAAGTGGGGAACATCTCTATGTGAGATGATGATATAGTCTGGCCTATATAGTGATATATAGCAGTTCATAAGAGAACGTATATAAGAGTAGCGTCTTATATAGAACAAAGTGAGATTTTTAATAATTTTTGGCAAGCCCAAGGCTGGTAAGACTACGTTAGCTTCTAAACTAGATAATAACCTAATTATTGACTTAGAAGGAGGCTCTGAATTCCTTGAAGCATTAGCAGTACAAGCTAGGTCTGTAAAAGATTTAGGAGATATTGCAAATGCAATTAGAGAAGAAATTAAGTCAACAGGAAAGAAACCGTATAAGTATATTACTCTTGATAATGCATCTCGACTCGAAGAGATATGTCTAAGCTATGCAGCTACATTATATCGTCAAACTCCAATGGGTAAGAACTACTCTGGTAATGATGTTAGAACATTACCTAATGGTTCTGGATATATGTATTTACAGCAAGCTGTAAGAAAAGTTATAGATATGTTCAGAGATCTTTGTGATAACTTTATCTTAATTGGTCATCTTAAGGATAAGATGATTAATAAGGAAGGTGAAGAATTATCTGAGATGTCTCTAGATTTAGTTGGTAAACTTGCTAATATTATATGTGGCGAAGCTGATGCAGTAGGCTATGTATATAGAAAGAAAAATGAAACTCATATTTCTTTTGAAGGAGGAGATAACTCTGTAAGAGAAGCAAGAGCACCACATATAAGAGGTAAAAACATTGTCATTGCTGAAAGTGATGATAATAATAATATCAAGGTATATTGGGACAAAATATATTTGCCTGAATAACTTTAACCGTATTTTATATCAGTTTAAAGAATTAAGATTATGATTTATAGTACAGAATTAGCAAACCAGATACAAGAGAGTAAGAATAAGTATTTAGAAGCAGGTATTCACGAAAATGTGAAATTTGTTAGTGCTAGAGTTGATAAGTCTATTAATGGAAATATCTTTATTGAATTTAAATTCGAGAAAGATGACCAGACTATGACTCATACTGAATGGGAATCTACTAAGAAACCTAATGAGTCTGAAGAAGAATATCAGGCTAGAGCTACTAGACAAGTAAAGCGTATTCTACAGATTTTAGGATGTTTCTATCCTAAAGAAGTACTTGTTTTTGCAGGTGCATCATTTAATGAATTTGCAAACTGGATTGTTAACTTACTTAATGCAGCAAATAAAGATATTTTACTTAGAGTAAAAATAGTTTATAATAATAAAGGCTATACTACTTTGCCTACTTATTGTAAGTTTACTTTTATTGAACCTATGAATTTACCTGAAGGTCAGAAGAGTAAGATTACAGAGTTGAATATTGACTTGTTCGTTCGACCTGTAATTGCAGATAAGGAAAGTAAAGAAGAGAACCCGTTAGAATCAATTTCTACAGAAGATTCTAATACTGGTAGTGATCTACCTTTCTAATAGTCTTTAAACCAGTCAGCCTACGCTAGGCATAATATAGCGATACGTGAGTAGCATGCCGCTATGTGAGATAAGAAGCAATCGACGGTAATACGCCGAATGTGAGGTGTGACGGAGGCATCAAAATTCATAGAATAGGAATAGCATGCACTCACGTTTTAAAGGAGTATTATTTTAATGGTAAAACAAGGTAGCTAGAAATAGTTGACTATTGACGCAGTTCGACTCTGCAATACTCCACAAATTAAAATCTATATCATATGCTATACGACACTACAAATATAAAAGATGAAGTGAATATTACTCTAGATTATATATTATCTAAAGTAACAGAATATGATATATATGCAGCGTATATTGGTAATTTTAAAGTAGGTATGATCTATAATAGTCCATTTAGAAAAGATAAAAATCCATCATTTGGATGTTTCTATAGTAGAACTACTAAACAATTAATGTTTAAAGATCATGGTACAGGCGATTGTGGTAATGTAATTAAATTTGTTTCATTACTTACCGGTTTAACTAATTATTCAGATATACTTAATAATATAGTTAATAAGCTTAAAATTACTAATAATACGCAACTCGTTAGCTCTAAGCAATACATACCGTCAACAGAGACAGTAATTGGTGTAGTAAGACAAGACTTTACTTTAACAGACATCAATTACTGGTCTCAGTTTAATATTAGTATTAATACTTTAAAGAAATTTGGAGTAAGCAGTATTAAATATTACTTGTGTAATGGTATTGTAAAGGGTATTTACAAGGATACTAATCCTATGTATGCTTATAAGGTATATAATCATTTTAAGATTTATAGACCTTTAGCAGATAAATATACAAAATGGCGTAATAACCTGACAGAGAATGATATTCAGGGGTTCAAACAGTTACCTAAAACTGGTGATGTACTTATAATAACAAAGAGTATGAAAGACGTCATGTGTTTATACGAAATGGGGATACCCGCAATATCTCCATCGTCAGAATCAACTTTTATACCTGATAAGGTATTAGAACAGCTTAAGAAGCGTTTTAAACGTATTATTATACTGTTCGATAGGGACGAAGCTGGCGTAAAATATCTTCGTAAAATGAGCCTTAAAACAGGCTTAGAAGGGCTTTTAATCCATAAAAAGTTTAAAGCGAAGGACGTATCAGATGCCATAAAAGCAAATGATTTTGAAACTATTAAAAATTGGCTTTATGAAAACATTAAAAAATAAATTAAAAACATTTTGGAAAGATTTTAGAGAAGTTATAGCTAATCTAATTTGTATCCCATTCCTATTAGCTACTATTGTAGTAGTGATGCTTACTGTAGGTGTGTGTAAACTAACAGATACAATACTACAAATAGATAGGGATGTTATAAAAATATTTGAAGAATGTATTTATGGGGCAGAAGAAGAAATAGGGAAAAGTAAAGAATGCAACTCCTAATATATATGATGGAATAAAGTTTAGAAGTAAACTTGAAACATACACGTATAAAAAGCTGAAAGAAGCTAAAATCAATGCAGATTATGAACAGCATAGATATGAACTTCTTCCAGCTTTTACTTTTGGAGAAAAGAAATATAGGCCAATGACTTATTTACCTGATTTTGTAGGAAATAAGTTTATTATTGAATGTAAAGGTTATCCTAACGAAGCATGGCCTTTACGTGAAAAACTATTTAACTACTACTTGTATAGATTTGAACCTAATATAAAGTTCTATGTAGTGCATAATCAGAAACAAGTAGACGAGTTAATAAAACATTTAAAAGAATGTTAATTTTTTGTGCAGTATTAATATACAAATTAACAATAAGTTTGCATTATGAAAATATGTGCAATTAGTGATTTACATGGTATATTACCTTCTGTACCAGAATGTGATGTATTATGTATTGCTGGTGATGTAGTAGATTTACTTGTTCAACGTAGTTCTGATGAATCAGATGCATGGTGGAGTACTGCTTTTATTACATGGGCTGATAAGCTATCGTGTAAAAAGATATTCGTAGTACCAGGAAATCATGACATTTATATTGAACAATTATATAATGGATTAATAAAAGATACTACCTTACAGGAGTTTAAAGATAAAATATCTTTACTTACTAATGATAAGGTAGTATTTCTTATTGATGAGTTATATGAATATGAAGGAGTAAAATTTTATGGAACTCCATGGATAGCTCCTATACACTGGCAAACATGGGCATTTGAAGATACTCAGCATGAATATGATGAGTATGTATGTCCATATGAAAATATACCTGATTGTGATATACTTATTACTCATGAAAATCCAAACTATAATGAAAAGCTTGAATATTACTGTTTTGGTAAGTATAAGCATCATTTCTTTGGGCATTGGCATAATGGTATATCATACGGTCATCTTAATCAATATAACTGTAGTATTTTAACTGACAGTTATATGATAAGAGAAAGACTTAAAATAGTAACTATTGATTTTGATTTAGAGAAAAAATCAGATAAATCTAGAGAAGATTTACTTTTTAATCTCTTAGTTGAAACAATTAAACATAAAACTGAAGAAGAAAACGAAGAAGAACAATGATAATTGATAAACCGTATTATGAAGATAACACGAGAATATCAAATTCTTCTATAGGTTGGTTTCTAAAAAAAGGTCCTTTATACTTCCGTAATATGCTCGATGGTAAGGAAGAAGGATTAAAGTTACCGCAGTTAGAAAAAGGTACTATGATACATGAGTATATACTTCAACCGGATGAATTCTGGAATGATTATGCAATACTCGAATATGAAGTACCTAAAGTAAAACAGCAAAAAGATTTCTGTGATTGGTATTCTATATTTAAAGATACTAATCCATTAGAAGATAATGATAAATTATTATTAGATTCTTATAACAAGGCTTATAGTAATAAATTATCTGAAAATGCTAAATTATCTATTGCTAAGGATTTTGCATTAAGATATGATGAATATATTAAGTCAAAGTCTTTGAAAAATAATAAAAAAGCAATTTCATTTGCAGATCTTAATATATTAAAGACAATTAAGTCTAACATTGAGAAACATAAGAAAGCAAATGAATTACTAACAGATATTCCAGGAGTAGAATCTCATAATGAGTTTCATATTAATTGGACATTTCCCATTAAGACAGATAGTCTTAAAATGGATGAAAATAAGACCTGGTATGCACCTTGTAAGTCATTACTTGATAGATGCATATTTGATCATGTCAATAAGAAAATCATTCTAATTGACTTAAAAACAACATCAGATGTCTATAACTTTAAACATTCTGTAGAAGAATTTGATTATTATAGACAGATTGCTTACTATTTGTTAGCTATTACATGGTATATGAAAGATCAAGATATTGATATTTCAGATTATGATTGTGAAGCATACATTATAGCTATACAGACAAATAGTAATTATGAAGTAAGAGTATTTAACATGTTTAATGAAACAGAGTTAGACTCTCGTAAAGATACTATTATCAGTGCATTATCAGAACTTTCATATCATTACCAGACTAATAATTGGGAGCATACTCGCAGTTATTACGAAGGAAATGGTACTGAAGAACTTGAATGATGTTAGTATATATATAGTTCCATTACTAGATGATAATCTTACATGGAATGATTTAACTGTAGAAAGTGGTTATATAAATGCATATACTACAGATAAGAATAGACCTTTTTTAGAAGAAAAGGTCTTTCTTGTATACGATAGTAGCATAAATACTAAAGAATCTATAGAACGGTTTAGAAAGTTTAAGAAATTAGATTCTTTATATAATACTAGATATATTACTATAAATAATAAGCATTATACTATTTATTGTTTAAGTAATCCTAAGTATAAAAAAGATATACATAATCTTCAATCAACTGGTAAAACTTATAATGTAAGTGCAGCATTAGAAATAAATAGATTTTGGGCAAACGTGCCTGTTCCAGAATTAGCACAGAGGTTATTTCTAAATACATATAGATTTGGTGAGTCTATAAATGCTGAATTGCCAGAAGAAGATTATTATAGTTATGAAGAGCGTGATGAACTCTCATAACAAAATAGGCTGAGTATTAATTTACTCAGCCTTCTTTTTTTACACTGTATCTAACGAATTGATAATTTAGATAGAAACTTTTAGAAGTTCATTAACTAATTCTATAGATAATTTCTTTTTGCTTTCGGATCTGTTGCTTCCATTATACTCTTGAATGGAGTAACTTTAATTATATTCTTAAGTATAACAGGTAATCCTTCATACGGTCCTCTATCTATAATAGTAAATGGAGTTCTATCACCTACATATGACGCAGGATTAATTAGATTAATAAAGCTAGATGCATTATCAAACCAATTGAAAGCTGCTGTAGGAGACTTAATTAATGAAATAAATTCAAATGGATTATACATAGTTCTAAATTCAAATGCAGAACGCATTGCAAGATAAGTAATAGACTAGTTCAACCAAGTATCATATTCATCATCTCCATCTACAATAGTAGCTATAGCAAGAGCAACAGTAGTAGAAGCGGCAATTAGTACTAATTCATTTAATACTCTCCTAACTGCATACTATTCGTAATCTTTTAAATTATTATAGTCAGCTAATAGCTAAGCCATAGCAAAATGTCTTTGACCTATAACATTCTTCAAGAACTTACTAGTAGAACGATAATAACCCTCTTCTTCTACTCCTAAATCAAGATTAAATTGTTTTCTTTTGAATCTATCATGTAGTGCAGATATCATAAAGTTACGATGTAGAACAATATAGGAAGCTATAGAATTAGCATGTACTGCCGCTTTATCTATTTCTCTTAAAGTACCATCAATTCTCTAAGTAAGTATATTAATTCTATTTCTTACTTCATTCTATAATTTATCTGTAACAAACTATTTATATTTACTCTATACTTTTATATTACCGTCTTTGTCTTCAGTAAATACATCATATAAAGTTGTAGATAGTTGTTCAAATTTAGTACTATCTGAGTTAAATTTGTTAATATATTGTTGTTTAGTCATAAATCCTTCCCCTTCTACAAATCTATAACTATGATATATACTTATTACTGTGTGACTCTTAACAGTATAATCTGATTGATTGTAACCAGCAAACCAGAAGTTCTGATTTATAGCTCTCAATACCTAACTCTAGTCTAATCTATCAAATATTTCTCTATTGTCTTTTACTACTTGATTTAACTGTAATAAGTAAGCTAATTTACCTTTGGGAATAGGATTACCTATATTAGCCATTATATCAGGTAACTGTCTAGCAAATTCACTAGAAGCAAATTTAAGGTCATTGGTATCAAAAAATCTACCCATTTTAGCTTCTAAAGTAGTATAGGTAGCATCAGTAAAGAAAGAAGTTCCAATAGACCATAAGTTACCTGATAGGTTTACTTTAGTAACAAAACCTCTTATTATATCTAATGTCTTACCTAAATTGATTTCTTTGTCTAATACATTTATAGTAATTGGAGTTTTATTTCTACCATACATTATTCTATCAACTAATAGCTAAGCTTGTTTATATACATTAGCTGAACCTGCTGTTTTTAATTCCTTTTTAGTTCTAATCTGTATGTTCTTTAGAAGATTAAGTAAAAGCTCAACGTCATCCTATTGTTCTACCATATTATTATAGTTAGTAGCCATATTATAGTAAGCTATTACTGAAGCAACGGCATCAGTAGATATCTCATTAGTATCATCTAACATATTTATAAATCTTGTAGGTATTACTTTGATAGGATCTCCATTAGGCATTGTAGTAAAGTCTTCTACATAATCAGTATCATCTACTCTAGTTACAGCTATATCATCAAATACATACTTTAAAGCATTAAGTACATTATCCTTTCTACCTAGTACCTACATAAATCTAGCTGGTATCTAAGGCATTTTATCTTCATCACTAAATGTTAAGAAAGATATATACTTGTTAGCCTTTTTCATAGTATCAGATAGGCTATCGTAAAGCTTCTTTAATTCAGGTTTATCCGTTACTCCTTTATAGGCTTTACTATTGTCATAATACTTCTTATTAGGCTATACAGCAGGACCGGATGGATCCCAATCTTTATTAAACCAATCTGACTGTTGATCTAAAGTAGAATATTTACTCATGGGAACATATTCTGTATACTTTTCTAATAACTCATCTTTAGGTTTTAATTCTGTATAATAAGAAGCAGGATGCATCTTACCTCTACCGTCTTCATAATGATTCTTATTAAACCAGTCATTATATGCCTCTGTACCAGACTATCTAGCGTTTTCACTATCTTTATAATACTATTCAGTTGGAACTACTTCTGCTATATCACTGAATTTTTTATCAGTCATATTTGTTTCAGCCCAAGTATATAATCTGGCTATATCATTATCAAGCTTTAATAGAGATTCTTTTTCAGAATCAGACATCAAATTTGAATCAATTTTACCAGTACGAGGATCTTTAAATAACTATTGAAATTCTCTACGCTTTTTAATGGCTTCTTTATATTCCTCAGTTTGTTCTACTTTGCCCAAACTATCTAGATCGTCATAGAACTATTGATTATATTGCTTTCTTAGATTTCTTGATTCCCATAAAGCTAATTGAGCTGATCCTTCGCCATATTTAGCTACTATTTTTGCTCTATCTCTGTTATAGCTTTCTTTATCAGTCTTATATTTTACATGTTGCTGTACTACTTCATTGAAAGCAGATAATTCATTAGCTATAATTAAATCATCTCCTGTTTTTATACTACCGTCAAGATTATATCTATTAGATAATAACTGTTTCTATTTACGTAGACTAAGTAAAGCGTTATATTCTGATTCAGTTAAAAGATTAACATATTCTACTCCATCTACTGTAATTGGATCTACTATAGTATTAATGTAATTGTTGATTTCATTTATAGCATCTCTAGTTTTCATAGAAAGCATTCTATTCCTAGTAGTATAATACTCAGATTTATACTTTCTATTAGCTTTTTCAGAGTAGAATTTGTTAACTCCTTCAAACCATTTTCTTTGAGTATCTTCATCATCAGGCATTACATACTGATCATGCTCATCTTTCTGGATATTAAACTTACTGGCTAGATTACTCAAGTATTCTTTCTGATCTCTCTTAAATTGACCTTTATTAATGGGAGATACTCTTAAACCAGTATAAGTACCGTCATCATATTTTTCATATAATAACTTCTGTACATCGTTACCGTATTTTTCTTTAGCTACGTTTAGCTATTTTACTAGCTCAGTACCTACTTCTAAAGTATCTCTATCTGTTTTATTTACAGTATTCTAGAGCATGTTAGCTATAGTCTGTAACACCATATTGTCACTATTGGTAGCCATTCCAAACCAATTCATAAATATACTAGTATCATGTTTTGGATCATCAAGCCAAGCTATAGCCTTATCTATATAATCTTGTGGTACAGCTCTAGATTGTAAATATTCTTGTAAGAATTGATAACCTTTTTCTTTAAGAATATTAGTAAATCTATTATTAATTACTGTTAATTGCTGTGCTATATCTGCTATATTCTACTTTATCGTAGCATAGTCGGGTAATTCTTTAAATATATCAGTAGTATCTACAGCATATTGAATTTGATCAATAAGAGGTTTGTAGAATCCTAAATAGTCATTAGACAACTATCTAATTTGTTTAGCATTAATCTCTTCTATTGGCTTAGATAAGAACTTTATACTATCTCCTATAGTATCATTAACATGTTGAACAAATTGTAGTATTCCTTGTTCTGTTTCAGATCTAGATAATTGAGATATTACTGTAGATATTTGATTCCATACTTTAGGATTTTTTACATTATAATGTTTAATGGCATTTAATCTATCTTTTAATCCTTTCTGTATCTTGCCATATAGTTTATCTATCTATTTCTGTTGATTATTATCTAATTTGCTAAATGTTTTACCACTATGCTCTTCATTGAAATAATCAATTGGATATATGCTTATTTCTCCTTGATTAACTTTATCAAGCAAGGACATAGCATAATCTTGCAAATTAGATATATTCTCAGGTAATTTAGAATAAACAATAATTTTTTTACCGTTAATTAGTCTATTTATTATACCTTTTATAAATATCCACAGTCTCTAGAATTTACTTTTATCAGTTAATTTTAAATGAGCGCGAAATGATGTGTTTGATAGTACTTCATTTAAAAACTCATCGCTCTACTAATCTTTACCTAAACCATAGAACACACTTCCTAATTTCTTTCTATATTCAATTTGTAATTCGTCAAGTAATTCTTTAAATTGCTCATTAGTTTCATATTCTTTGCGTAAATAAATATGTAACATTTCGTGGGCAACATCCTCAGCATTTAACTATACAGATGAAGATTTAATTATATCTGAATATAAATATAAAGCAGCTCCGGCTTCAGCTCTAACTCCTTTTTTATAGCCTTTACGTATAATAAAGGGTCTATTGACTTTATTTAATTTCTTAAGAAGTTCTTTAGTTTGAGGCTTTACTTCATCGTGATTAATAAAGAAGTTTACTACATCTACAGTATCTGCAAATTCTCCTAACTATTCCAATAAAGTATTAGAAGTAGCCTATTTAATTTCATTTCTTTTATTGTAAGCTTCTATTAGTAATTCACCATTTTCATCTACTTGTTTAGATAATTCTTCTGATAATTGTGTTTTAAATGCATTTGTAAAGGTTTCAGCCTTTGCTAAGATAGCTTGTTTACGATCTCCATCAAACTTGTTTAAAAGGTCTGAAAATAGTTTAGAATCTTCTCCATTAGGAGCTTTATCTAATCCATTGCCTTTATTCTAATCCCAAAGGTAGTAGGCTTTATTTTCACCTACTACCTCTACTAACTCCTTCCATTCAGGAAGATTTTTATTTGGACAATATTTATTCATATTATAAATTACATATAAATTTGTTAATCAAACCTTCCACTTCTTCTGGAGTAGTTGGATTTTCTTTACGTAATAATTGAGTAAATTCTTCTATTTTATCATCTATTTTAGATGCTAAATCTGCGTTATCCTTGCTTAATTCAGTTAAGTATTCCTTCATTTTATACAAAAGATCAGCCTCTAACTAAAGAATGTTTTTAGAATCACTGTCTTTACTTTCATCAGCTTCACTAAGTACAACATCTTGTTCACTTTCATCTTTATCGTCTTGCTCCCATTCAAACATCATATCCTATTGCTCTTTAGCATAATTCATATTCTAATAGGGTGGAAGATCAGTAATCAAATGAATATCAGAGTTCTACCAGTTAGGCTTACTATACTCATCAGACATGTCTGCTAATGCTTCTTGATTCTGTAAAGCTTCTGTATAATCCCACACATTTTCTCTATTAAAGTCAAATTGAGATTCCTTACCGTATTCTACTACAGTGTGACCTCTATATTTGTACCCTTTCTTAGATACCAATCCATAAATAGGTATATAATTCAAACGTTTAGTATCTGGATCAGCAGCTTGTTTATAACCTATGAGAGAATACACGTGATAATTAGCTGGAGTATGACCTAAACCATCATTTATTTTAATATACGGATAGAATATAGGAAAACTTCTTTCTTTTGTTTGTCCTTCATTATCTATATCCATCATTTTTATCCAATTACTAGGTCTAATGGCAGACTTATCTGTTTTATCTTGTCTTTCTCCCATTATAATATTAGGAACCACAGACTAGTCGTTTAACGATATAGAATATAATTTAGCTCCCTTCTTGTTATATAAGTCTACTGGTTTTACTAGTTTGTCATTCTACCAATTATTTAAGAACAAGTCATCTCTTACTATAGATTGATCAACTCCATTAGATAATTCATCTAGTTTAGTCTATATATAGTCAGTATATCCTATTGACATTTTATAACTATTAGGAACATATTGGAAGAATGAATTCATAGTAGGGTTATCTCCAGATGTAATAAATGCATACACTACTAAATCCTTAAATAATTGACTTACCTTAGGTTCTGGATCTTCTAATAATTCTCTCCAGTAATTTATCAGATTATTAGCTTGTGACTGATCAGAATCCAATAAGGATGAAGTATCAATGAAATCTAATCCATTATAATCTATATTAGGTATTAAATAATTTATGAAATCATTATTAATAGTACCGTCATTGTTTAAGAATCTACTCAATTTAGGGTTACCTTTCAATATTTCATGTTTAAAATTATTAATACGCTTAGCCATTGACATTTTCCCAGTAAACATACCATTAATGTCTATACCATTCTGATATATGAACTGATTGAAAAATCCACTCTTAATCTGGGCTTCCATTCCTGAAATAAGGGCATTTAATAGTTTAGAATCTGCATTATTCTTTCTACCAAGTAATGATAACATTATGTCTTTCTTACTTAAGAAAGTATCAGTATTTCTAAGTAATAGGTTCTTGAATATAGAAGTACCAAACGGAATACTGTTTTCTGTCTTTTTAGCAATAAAAGTTTCATTATAGAAACGTTCAATTTCACCATCTGCAAAATTAGCATCCTCTGTCATTGCCCACATACCATTATAGTATGTTTGTTGTTCAGCAAATGTCTTACCAGTTTTCTTAGTATCTACTTTAGAATACTTAACCAAATTAGCCAATGAATCAGCATATGGTTTTAATGCTTTCCAAGCATAATATATACGAACCTATTCTTCGTTAAAGTTACTTATTTCTTCTTTATTTAGCTTGAGTAACTCTCTTGTTCTAGATGTATATTCACCATTTTCTTTCTGATATGTGCTAAATAAGTCTTGATATTCGTTAGCTTTTGAATTTTCATTGCCATTTATAAATTCATATTTTTTCCTATATTTCTTAGTAGGATCATATTTATCAAGTACTGATTCAATTGCTTCATTTTCCAACTGAGTAGGAGTCTTAGTTCTATCTATACCATACTTACCTTTAGTCTTTATTACAGCTTCTGCCATTTCTTTAAGAATGGGTTGAGCAACAAAGTAGAATGTCTGCTTACCTTTACCAGTACGTAACAAGAAAGAAACCATATTGTATGTCCATGAATTAACATTCAATCTTACAATATAAGGGTCTTTAGCAATATCTACGAAACCATTGATCATAGCTGATAACCAGTCAAGTATTCTACCACCTTTCTTCATGCCTGCCACTGGAGTATCGTATATACCACCTATATTCCATATATTTAGAGTATTGGTGAACACATCTCTAACCATGCTAAGTTTAGTAAGCTAAGTAAGAATGTGATGAGCATTATTCAAGGCAAAAGGTCCAATACCAGCCTTACCACCAGTATATTCAGCCTTTCTAGCTTCTTGATATGTAGGTGAATATACTTCAAATGGAGTAGGATGATAACTACTGGGTCCTTCTATATCTCTAAGTACCTCCTTAACATTCTCTGTAGCATTATCAATAGATAACTTAAGTGAATTAGTATTATCTTTAGTAAGTAACACTTTCATATAAGCATCAAGCATTTCATTCTTTATAGAACTACGTACGTCTTCATATTTAAGAGCATTACCTTTAGTAATTTTAACTCCTTTATTGTTATAACTAAATCTAGCTACATACAATTTATCAATATCGAAGTCAGAACCAGTAAGCTTAGTAAAGTCTTCAGGGAGCATAATAGTATCACCCATTATTTCAGGGAATACATCTACAAAACGTAATGGAGATATAGACGCAATAGACTGAGTAGGAATACGATAACCAATAGCGTTAGCTGTAGCTTTATCACCAATAATTTCATTGTCAATAAGCCATTGCCTAGCTTCTCTATATGTTAAGTTTTCATAATTAGGTATAAAATACTTAAACAAGTTTATACTTACTACTGAATCCATAGATCCTTCTTCATTAATAGACTTGAGTACTCTACCGTCATTTATCATATTGGGTGTTATTACTTTAGTAGAAGTAGCTTCTAGACCTAAAGTAGATCTTTGAATAAAGGCTCCACCTGGTATATGAACATCAATAACTTGTTTGTTGATCATAGAAATAAATCTACTTTCCAACCACTTGTTATCAGATAGAGAAGATAGAGGAATTATAAACTTGTTATTAGCTGTTTTAAGACCAGATAATACGTTGTCATTAGCATCCGATTCTCTAGCATCATCTTCTAGCATTTTAGCTAGTTTAGGTATATTAACACTACCATCTTTGTTAAATAATTCATCTTCTAAGTCTTTAACACCCATATCAGATAATTTATTCAATGCGTTCATGATAGTATCTTTGATTTCTCTACCAGTTACTTGTCTACCCTCAATGCCATATAAATCATCCATACGAAGATTGGATAGATTTACTTTCATAAATTGAGTACCAGCCATCTGTTCTTCATGTGTATGAGGATTAGTTTCTAACTGTTGTCTCAAGTATTTAAACTTCTGAGTATAAGTAACCAAGTTATTGAAATCATTCAAAGTATTTCCTTCTTCATTAATTAACTCATCAGTAACTTTAGCACTGAGAACAGTTTGCCCATCTCTTAGTTCTATTTCACTGTCTTTAGCTACTCTATAGAACTTCATAGGAGATCTAGAACCAGCTTTAACAGCAGAGTCAAATAGAACCATATCTACTGGTTTACTTGGGTCTACCATCCTGTCATACAATGCTTTAATGTCACCTGTAGCTATACTCTTGAATAATGGGAATAGAGCCATCTTATTAAAATAAGGTATACCTAATCCCGGTATTTCATTGAATCTAGTACCGAATGCCATATACTTCATAGCATTTAGAATAACCTTATTAGCTTCTGCATACAGTTTAGGATCTGAATCCCATAGATTAGCTGTATCTTCATTAGTAAGAATTTCAAATGCTTTCTTTATTTCAGGAGACCATACCCCACGCATTCTAAGTAGATCTCTAGTCATATTAGGGCTAATATATACAGCAGCATCCGCTACATTTATACCTTCTTTGTAACCTTCTACTTCTACTTTAGCAGCTTGTTTAGCTATCTTGACTGATTCAGGATAGATCTTTTCAATCTCTTGAATACTTAAATCTTTTACCTGATTCCAAGCATCTTCACCTTCTAATTCTTGAATAGTTTCCTTAATATTACCTCTAGTAAATAATCCTTCATAGATGTAGTATTGCTTGTCCATTATTTCATGGTCTTTTAATTCAGCAACTACATATTCATCTCTAATAGGATCATTAAAGAAATCTAGTCTGTTATTCAAACCAGTAGAAGTAAGAGAACCAAGACGTTTGATTTTATCAATAGACACATCTACAGGACCATATTGATCATACTTTACTTTATAGTAAGCAGGAGCTCCACTGAATAACTTTTCTACTTCATTAATAGATATTATACTATTAATTGTATAATCAGCTAACATGTCAAATATAGCGTATCCTTCAGCATTAGTTGGATCAAGTTGACTATAAAATGCCTTTCTATTGTTCAATTCAACATCATCAAGCAGCTTATTACGCAAACTCCAAATATCATTATTTTCATTGCCTTCAATCAAGCCTAACTCTTTAGCTGTAGCTATCTCCTGTTTAACACGTTCATTGATCAAAGAGCTTAAAAATGCTTTCTGCGTATCTTTAGATAAGTTAAAGAAGTAATCTTTAGCTGTCTAAAGATTTTCTTTAGCTGATTTCATAGGATCATTAAAACTAATGAATCCCTTAGATGTATTAATGCCAGTTAATAATAAGAATCTAGCTCCGTTTCCTTCTAACTTCTTAGAGTGTTTTTTACCATTCTTATCTTTCCAACTTACTTTGTTAGGAGTATGGAAGTTCTTTATTCTTCTAGAAGGTTCTAGCCAGTCATTATTAATAGTACCATCATCGTTGTAATGTAAACCGGTCTTTTCATCATAATGAGTTGGATCGTCATCTATTTGTCTTAAACAAAGCTCTATTTGATTTAATTCATCATAGCAATACCCAAGCAAAGTGTCCATACTTTGTTCTCCATACCTGATATAAGCGCCTTGTGGAGTAACATTAAAATTTATTCTTTCATGGGGCAATCTTATACCTTTAATGAAGTGATAAGTCTTTTTATCTGCTACAGTAGGGAATATGATTCTATCATTAAATACAGCTACCATTTTAGCTAAATAGTCCTCTCTATCAGTAATTCCAAAGTAATCTCTACCAGTATCTTGTGAAGTAGTATCTTTGAAGTTTATAAGAGTTTCGACAGACAGATCTTTATTACCATTCTTTACAGAATTAAGTATTATTGAATTGCCATTATATACTACGGAATTTAAGTTATCAAATGTATCTTTATCATTTACTATTTCATTAAGTCTATCTTTAGCAAAGTTATTTTGAGATACCATATAATAACTATTACCATCTGGACCATAACTACTTAAGCTTTTATCAGTAGCGTGTTGATAGGCATAGTAATTAGCAATTTCTTTGATAAATCCAGATGTATTCCATATTTGAGTAGGTTGTAACGACTCTTCTGCTACCTTTATAGGACTAATAGTATTATCTTTATTAATAGAATTCTTAATGTTCTCTAATGTTTCTACTAATCTAGGAACACCACCAAATTTAATTCTGTTTACTAAGAATGAGTTTAATAGAGTATATTGGTCTAATCTAGGATTACCGTAATCTCCAGATAGCAACATTCTGTTAAGAGTAGGTTTATCTATTCCTATACCAACAGAATTCATCATACGAATAATAATATCTTTCAGATACTCTTGATTAGATGCTTCGTGTAAATCTATGTTGTTATCTCCTATTCTTAACAAACCTTTATTGTTAGTAAACGCATTTCTAATTCTGTTGAAATTATCTATTATAACACGTAAGGTTTGCTTAGCATTATCTGTTGCTACAATTGCTCCACTTTCATTATACTTAAATATACCAGAATTATTAAATAGGTATTGTGACCATACTCTAGGATAATTAGCTGCTTTTACATCTATAGTATTATACTTTAGTTCCATTCTAGTAAATCCTGTTTCGGCATCTTCACTAATCTTTACTGTAATGTAGTTATTAATATCAGATGTAATAACAGTCTCTATTCTGGTAAGCATTGCTTCAGCTTGAGTAGCCACATTAGTATCAGCACTTAGGGAGTTCTTTACTAAAGTAGTCAATCTAAGTAATAAAGCTTGATAGAAAGTGTCACCATTCTTGGCAAAGAATTGTACTTTATCTATAATGTTGGATATAGTTCTACAGCCAGATAGATCTTTTAATATGTTTGTCCAAGCTATATTAGGATCTACGAAACTAGGGAAATGAGTATACTCATCGAATTTAGTTTGAGGAGTACCATCTTTACCTATTTCATATGCTGGAATAGTTTGGAAGAAGAATTTAACTTCAGCAGGAGCATTATCTCTAATAGATATATTCATACCTTCTACAGTATGTTGGCCTATATTTACTCCTTCTGTACCTTCTTCTATATTAGAAATAGTATCGTTTTCATTTCTATCTACGGCTCTAATTCCTAACTATTTTAGCTTAACAGTAAGCATTGGTAGGATAATAGAATCAAATTTCTCTACTACTTCATTGATAACATCAGAAGGATACTTATAAGCTTGTGCTTGAAGTATAAGTTTAAGTCTATCAAACTTAGGAGCTTCCTTAGATAAATCAGAGTAGTTTATTGTCTTACCATCAGTAAATGATACTTGGAAGAAAGCATATGTTAAACTGTTTATAATGTCATTCAATTGCTTAACCGTCTGAATATGTTTAAATTTATATCCAGATACTTCCATGTTAGCTCCTTCACCTTTGTATATTTCTCTGAATCTAGCTACATTTTCAGCACTTGGTTTCAATCCATAGTATTTACCTCTATTAATAGCTGAATATATCTTAGCTAATCCATATTGACCAGTTCTAATCCATAACTTAATAAAGTCATATATTCTTCTGAACCAGTTTTTAGTATCAAATCTGTAATTGCCTGATTCGTTTAGCATGAAGTCTTTAAACTGATCAGCTAATTTTTCATCAATTTGCTTATCAGTTAATCCTTGATCTCTATACTTTTTGTAAATTCTGTTTCTATGTTTAGGATCAATTAACAATTGAGATACTCTGTGCCATGCCTCGTGATATTGAACACCTTCTGGAGCCTACTCTGAGATCTTTATAGAATCTTCAGTTACTCTACCTACTACAATATTACCAGCCTCTGTAACATCTATGACAGAAGAAACTATTTCTGGAGTAATACCTAAAGTAGATTGTATCCACTCTTTAGCCTATTCAGGATTCATTTTATTCTAGCTATTAATAGCTAATTCAGATACTTCCTTTTCAGTTACTTCCATATTAGGGCCTTTTCTACCCTTACCGTCTAATATAGAAAATATTTCATCCAAATCTATAGTAGTTTGCTTACCTGTTTCATCTGGTAGAGTAATACTACCTCTTTTAGTTTCTTCCTGAACTTTTTGCTGAGACTGCTCTATTTTACGCTATGCTGTCTTATCTACTAACATTACATCGTCAATGTAAATGTTAGCATCTTGTAAAGTATCAGCTATATCTGTGAGTAATATACCTTGCTTTATATACCAACCAAGTACACTAATACCATTAGGATGACTAGAGTCTACCTACTTATTACCATTACTATCTTTAGTAATACCAAAATCTTTATTAGTAAACTCTAAAACATTCGGTATTAATGTGATCTTATCTACATTATTGTTCTTTAAGAATAAAGCCAAAGGATATAGTTTAGGATCCTTTACTTGGGACTGTAAATCACCACCTAGATAATTAGAACTTAAACCCGATTCATCAATATTCCAATGGAAATTATCCATTATATAATTCTTCAGTCTTTCTCTAATTTCTGGTACAGTAGTTATATCATTTAAGTTATATACTTGTTGACCTACTACTAATTGATTATCTTCAGTAAGATAGAACTGCTTAGCCATTTTAGCTCTTACTTGTTCTGGAGATAGTCTAGTATCATTAGGGTTAGTAGCTGTTTGAGAACCAAAGTTTACTAAGAACTGTAGTACATTCTGTGGTGTAATATTAGTAACTGTACCATTTGCATCCGTATAGAATTGATCTTTAGAAGTAACTAAATTGATTATAAGATCAGCTACTTCTGGTTTATCTTTAAAGTTACCATAATTTAGTACTACACCTATTTGAGATGAACTTCCGTCATCTCTAGAAGTCTTAATCATCCATACTGGTTTGCCCATAGGGAAACCTTTAGCAGATATTACTTGGTTCTTAAAGCGAATTACATTGCCACCTAAACCACCTGTAGTAATACCTATCTAAGTATTTTCAGAATTAATTTCATACGGATCTTTAACAGTTAACCAAGAAGATTCAGTAAGATTTCTATTCTTGGGGCTACCATCTTCATTTTTAAGATTTACAATTCTACCATTGGTTTTTCTTATGGTAGTAGGCACTATCTATAAGTTAGGATTAGACTATACTTGTTTATTCAACTCTAGTACTTTATTACGTAAAGCACTGAGATTATTTACAATTAGCTATTGATCATTAAATGGTAATCTATTGAAAGCTCTATTTCCTCTAGCATACAGTCCTTCTACAGTCTTAATGCTAGCGATATATTCTTTACCTTTATAGTTAAATAAAGCATATATAGCGTCTGTAGTAGTACCGTCATCTTTAGTATAAGGTCTTACTACTATACGTACTCCGTTCTTAGTTACTTCTTTGATAAAGTCAGGTTGTCCAGATACCTCAGAGAATTCTTCATTATTCAGATACTGCTCCATACCTTGGAATTTCTTAGGTACTCTAATCCATTGTCCTTGCTCATTCTGCTTAGAATCAGTAAGTCTGTAGTTCAATTCGTGAGAATATGGATCTAATCTAGAGTCATAAGTTAACTCTTCTAATTGTCTGGGTTCAGTTTCTGTATCCTCTGTAACTTGTTGCTCCTTAATAACCTAATTAGGAGTTTCTAAAGCTTGCTTAGCTTCATCACCAAGCCATCCGCCAAGTATGTCGCTAAGAGTTGGTACGTCCTCTATAGTTAATGGTTCTGTCTTAGGAGCTTCTTCAACAGGAGATACAGGAGTGGGAGTTTCGCTAGGAACAGTAATAGGCTTTTGAACTTCTTTCTCTTTATTCTATATGTTCTGTTGTTCTCTCTAAGCTATTCCTTCTCTTGCTTCTTGGGCTAGAAGTTTCAACTCTTCAGCTCTAGCTTTTTCTTTACCTTGTAAGTTCTGCGATATTTTCCATTCACCAGAACTTATAAAGTCAGAATATGCTGTTTTAAGCAATTTTTCATCTATCTGTTCTGTTTCTGTTTCCTAAATAGGAGTGCTAGTAGGAGTAGATACTTCTGCTATAGGTTCTTCTACTGTTTTTGTTTCATCAGAAACAGGAACAGAAGTAGTAATAGGTTCTGGAGTAACTTCTTCTCCTTCTTCAACCACCTTCTCTTGTGTTCTACCAGAGTATAAGTCTTCTATATCTTGTACAAAATCATCTTCTTTGGCTTCAGAGTCTTTCCATTTATTAATCTTAGCCATTATAGATTTCTTATCATCTGAAGACATTAGATTGTTCTCTTCACGAGCTCTAGCTTGATCCAAAGAAGTCAATATAACTTGTTCTTGAGCATCAGCTAAATCCTGATGTATAGAGGGAACTTGAAAGTCAGTTTCAGTTAAATCAAACTGATTTAATACCTTTTTGAGTTCAGTATAGCTATTGAATAAAGACTCTCTATCTGTATTCAATAGGTTTCTAAAGTGTATAACATCGGCTTTAGATGTACGTAAATTGGTATTCTTTTCAAGTTCGTTAAGTTTAGTACTATTTTGCTTATAGTCGCTTATTAGTTGATCATAAACTGATAATTCAGAGTACAGAGATATAGCACTTCTTATATCTTCTACACTTATCTGTGAGCGTTGTTCATCAGATAGTTTAGCTATTACTCTTTCAATTTGCTTATTTACCTCTTCTCCGTTTAATATACTCTACAGTTTATTATTTGCTGTTGCAAAATTTTTATCAGATTCTTCAACTAGTTTGTCATAATGATCCTTTAGTGCAATAAGTATATTATAATCATCAGTATTTGGTTCTATACCCAATGCTTCAGCTTGTTTTAATGCAGATTCAGATGTAGCTATGTTTCTTACTCTGTTAGCATTATTTCTTTCAGTCTCTATATCTTCTTGAGTAAGACCGTCAATGTTGGCAGATTGAAGATTATCAAATGATTGCATTAAGTTATTCCACTTATTATTTGCAGCCATTTCTGCATATACTATGTCTTTTCTTACTCTATCCTTTTGATCTAGTTTTTCAGCATATAAAGCTGATAATAGTTTATCTGCTTGTAATTGGTCTCTAGTTTGTAAGTAAGAAGTAGCAGCACCTATACCACCAGTCATTAGACCACCAAGCAATGCCCCACCTTTAAAGTTTTCCATAAATTCTGCATCGTCTGAATATACAGAATCCCAGGGAGTAATTGCTGCAAATATAGATCTTGCTCCAGATCCTATGTTCTTAATGAAACTCTTTGCCAGATTAGGATTTTCTTCAAAGTGTCTGTCAATGTAGTCCTAACCTTTCATATATTGAGTGCCTTCTTCTGCACCTTCCATAGCAGAAGATATAAGAATTCTACCTCCTAAATCCAATACTGCTTTACGTTTAGTTATTTTAGGAAGTTTATCTACACTATCTATACCAAAGCTAGCTACGTCATCTATACGCTTTGCAAATTCTCCTTTTAAGAAGCCTTTACCTTTATCATACTTTTCAGCTATAGTTTTTAAACCACGTACACTTTTAGCCATCTTACCCAATGGTATAACTTCCAGCATAGTCTGTGTAGCATCCCAAGCAGACAAAGCCATATTATCAGTATAAAGAGACTTCATACCTTCAAAGTTGTTAAGCCGAATTTTATCGAACTTAACGTTGTTTACTTTTACTTGATTAGTAAGTAATTGATCGTATACGTAATCATCATTATCTATCTATTCTTGAGTATAAGAACCTATTCTTTGCATTTCTGCTTTGGCATCCTTTAATAACTGTTTAGAAATACCACTTTTATCAATCTGATTAAGTACTGATGTCTTATAGTTACTATATACTTCTCCTTTGGATTCCCTTTCTCTACTGAATAGATTACCTACTATAGCTGCACCTGCTCCAACGGTCATACCTACAGCTGTACCTATAGGACCAAAACTAGAACCTATTGATGTTGCTGCATAAGTAGTACCAGTAGTAAGTATATCATTGGTAATAGTAGCAGCTGATGAGCCCATTAATCCTGGTATCTTAAACAAATATGTATCTATATCAGTAAGATCCATACCAGGTTGTTGTGATTTTCTACGATAATAGTCAGAAGTTAACTTACTGTTGTACTCATCAGCATTATTCTGTGCAATATCTGCCTAAACTAAAGCTTGACTCTTCCTAGCATATAAAGTATTAGGATCTGAATAAGATCCTGTAGCTTTATCTATCTGTTCTGTTGTCTGACGATCTATTTCACTTAAAGCTGAATTCCAATTTCCGTTAATGAAATCGGTTTTCAGCTTTGTATTTAAAGAAGAGTCATTCAACTTATCATTTAATATGTTATTGTAAGCTTCTTTGTTATTGAGAATAGTATCAGACAGTAACTTTACCTACTGTTTTAAATCTTTATTAGTAGGATCTTGTCTTAATTGAGGAAGTATAGTGTTAATATCACGTACAGCTTGGATATAGTTTTTGGCATTTAGAATTGTATTATAATCCTAATCTGCCATTACATAATCACCTAATGCGCTATCTCTAATAACTTCATTTCTTTTAAGGTTCCAATCATTAAATGCATTAGATACCCAATCTGTAACTCCAAAATCATCAGGAGCACCCTCATAACGAGGGTTCTCCATAGTATGGAAATATTCTTCTACGTTAGCTTTTGGAGCCTAATAAGCATCGTACAAAGCTGTTCTCTATCTTATACTATCTGTTAATGATGTATCGTATACTTTTCTTTTCATATTATCTTATACTTCCTAATGTTTGTAATGCTGAAGTTCCATATTCATCTTTAGCTTGGGATGTACCACCTATACCTGTAGGTGAACCACCTTGCCATCTTTGATTTACTCTTTGCCAGAATTCTGGAGCATTGTTAGTACTTGGTAATGCTTTGAATATATCCATCTCAAAATATTCATGACCATCTTCTCCAACTACTTCTGTAACTTCTGAAGCTTTATATAAGTCTTTTAATGCAGTTCTAGTACTCTGTCTACCAAACGGAGCTACTAAGTTATCTGCAAATCCTTGTGTTAAACCTTTATCGCTCCAAAGACCTGTACCTAACGCTTGTTCTATTCTTTCTTTAGGTATTCTTATTTTACCAGATAATGCAAATGTTCCAGGTCCTACTTTAACCATTTTGCCTTCGGGTAAGAACTGTACATCAGATAAATTACCTGATTCAAGTACTTCTTTCAATGGGAAACTTGTATCTCTACCAATACCAGCTACTCTTTCTGCTTTTCTCGGAGTAGTTTCAGAAGCAATTTGGAATACTGTTTCTGGTAATAAGAATCCTCTAGAATCATTAAACTGATACACATTCTTTGTAGTTCCATTTTCATCTTTTATTTCTTGTTGTGAACCACCTATACCAGTTAATAAATCATCACTCTCAAGTAAGCTAACATTACCTTTAATCATATCTAGAGCAGAGTTTACTCCTTTTAAATATCCTTGTTTAGAATATTCTTTGTTACCGCTTACTGATATAGGAGAGAAACCAGATGTCTTTTGGAATTCATCTCTAAGTATATGTTTATTAGCTAAGCCTATCATTTGAGCTTGTAATCTATCAGCTGCATCTGACGCACTTCTAGCTACTATCAAATCATTATCATTGCCAGTAGCTCTGTAAGCATTGGAATACTACATTGCAGCTTGATTAAGTTGCATATACGAGCTCATCATATTATCAATATTCTGAACTCCTTTCTTAGCATCTTGAGCTATTTTAGTATTTGGATATTTACTTATCAATCCTTCTATATAGTTTCTATATTGATCAAATCTAGAACCAATTCTAGACTGTACACTTCTGGTAATAGATTCATTTAAAAAGTCTAATCTAGTAGGATTAGGTCTAATTATTTCATCTTTACCTGTTCTGCTTGCAGCATGTTTAGCTTGTATTAACCACAATGGATCAACAGTATCTTGGTTTACTATTCTATCTCTTTGTGAATCTGCGATCATTCCTACAAACGCTTCTCTAGCAGCAGCTTCATTACCTCCTGTAGCTTGTAAAGCTTCTTTATAATATTTCTGCCCTTGAGGTGTACTTACTAAATCATTAAATCTAGCATTAGCTATGTCATACAGTGTGTCGTATGTAATACCAGCTCTATTATACTTAACCCCATCTTTCCATACTGAACCTAAACTACTAGGTTTGAGATTACTAAAGTAAGGATTAGATAACTCATCAGCTGTCATATATCTGACAGGAGTAATGTCACTAAATACTCTTTTATTGCTCAATGTATCATACTGAGGAATATTAGAATCATCCCATCCTTCTTTGTATTTACCTTCAGCTTCCATTTTGGCTCTCATCTCTAATCCAGCTCTTAAATTATCAGCACTTTCCTTAAGTAAGGATAAGGACGAATAATCAGTACTATTAATTAAAGACTGAAGATTAGCTCTAAAGGAAGCATCTTTCATAGCGTCAGGATTCTGGGCTATCTGACTAATAGCATCCTGTACATCTTTTCTATTAATAGTTAAATTATACCAGTTCTGTGTATCTACAGCAGATGGGGAACGAAATTCCCCAAACTTCTGTAATGCTGTACTAAATTGTTTAGCTGCTTCATCTACTGCTGCTTTCTATGTAGCTCCTATTCTGTATAGTTCCCCAAAGTTAATAGGAACGTATGTGTTTAATATAGGGGCTTCAGCAGCCTAATCATATCTATTAGCTGTCATTATCTATTTCCTCCCTTATTTAACCATTTTTTAAATTGACTCATATCAGCAGAAGTAAAACCAGCTTGCAAAAATGGATCGTATAATTTAAGCATAGCATTATCTCTACTTCTTTGATTGCTCATTAATTCTCTATTTTGAGCCCACTGACTTAATTGACCTAAACCTGTTCTACGAATATTTCTAGCAGTAGCTCTATTACGAGCATTAAGCTCAGATGCTAAGTTAGTAGCTTGAACCCACTGCTGTCCTAAGTTATTCATTGCATTGGCATATTCGGCTTTATACTGATTATTTGCATTACTTTCAGCAGCTCTAGCGGTAGCAATAGCTTTATTAGTAGCAATAGCATTCTGTAATCTAAACGCCATATCTTGACCAGTATTAGTTCTCTATTGACTAGCTGCATAATTAGCTACATTTCTATTAGTTTCTATATCTCTGAGTAGTGGATCAATATTGTATCTACGTCTACTCATAGTATTAGTAATGGCTGTAGCATATGGGTTATAATTAGCAGGTACTGATTCTGGACTACTAGTAAATAAATTAGACATTATGGGAGCTAAAGAAGCAGCTCCACTAACCAAACTGCTTAGTCCTTCTAATCTTACAGGTTCCTATTGTGGAGCAGTAATTACAGGTTGTACTGTTGCACCTGTTATAGTTCTAGTTCTAATATCTTCTGGAGTAGCATCTATATCAAAACTTTCATCTATAGTATCCAAATTAGGAATTATCTCTGGAGCAGTAACTCTAGCAGTTTTAGGTATTACTCTAGAAGTATAGTTAGTAGTAGTTACTTTAGGAGATGCTTTTCTAGTAGCGTTTATAGTAACTTCTGGCAAGTTACCAGCATCTACTTCTGATACTCTACCATAATTATCCCAAGGAGCAGTAACGTCACCTTTCATACCCCAAGTATCTCTAACTCTTGGTGTAGGAGCACTTACCCCCATACTGATTTCACCAGCAAATCTAGGATCCATCATAAAACCAGCAGCATTATATCCAGCTGGAGTATTATCACCTCCTCTAGCAAAACTTTCTAGTTCTTTAGTTTTATTCTTAATGCCTTTCTTAGCTTTAATACTTTCCTGCATAGCAAATAATTTGTCATGCATTAATTTGTTATTCATCTCGTTAAGCATATCTGCATTCTAAGCATATATGTCTTTTCCTTTACTTTTCTTTCTAGTCATTACTTTATCACCTAATTCTGCAAAGGTTTTATTTGTACCTGGTACTTTCAAAGTATTACTTAATATTCTACTTCCTTCAGGTAAGTTTACTAAATTACTATCTGTAGGTTGTCCTTGTTCTGGTACTTTACTTACTGTACCATCTGGAGTCTGTATTAGTTCTCCATCATCTACATAAGCCAATGATGACGGAACTTTACCTCCGTATTCAAATACATCAGTATCAAACTCCGTATTATCTTCATTAAACTCATTAGCTAATCTTTCTGTGCCAGCTACAGCTTCTCTATTTTGAAATGCATTCAATCTTATAGCAGCTCTACGTCTTCTTAGTTTCTTATTTCTAAAAGCTCCTCTTAAACCAGTACCTAAAGTACCTTCATCAAAATCAGTAAATGAAGTCATTTCTGCTGCTTTACCTTTCTTACCAATAAGACCAACTGCTGCACCAGCAATACCACCTACTAAACCACCTACAGGTCCACCTATAGTCATACCAAGTTGTGCTCCAGATCCTGCACCTTCCGCTATACCAGTAAGAGATTGCATAGTAGCCTCTCCACCAGTAGTAGCAGTAGAAGTCTAGAAAGGACTTGTCAATGTATTTATGGCTCCAGGTATTGCCTAAGCTATTTCTGATATATTTCCTATATTTGTATTAGCGGGATTATTCTTAATCATAAGATTGTTAGGGTTATTTGGAGCAGTCCCCCTAGCTATTGATGATTGTAATTCCTACATATTACTTAAAGATACCGGCAAACCGAACTACGCAGCAGGAATCTATATCTTTCTTTTCTTTGTATTCTTTTTCATATTAAATTCTAGAATATCTATAAGTAGTTGTTATCTAAGGCATCTAAAAAGAATAATCCTTATCTGATTTAAATTTATAATCACATATCATATATTTACCTCTCATTCTAGCAGGGAATGACATATTATCATCCTCTTCAAATGAATCCTGTCTTGGAACTGGTAATCTATAAGTATCTTCACGATAGTCAAATACTAAATCCTAACCGTCTTTATTAGCTACCTAGTGTTTAGTAGTTAATTTAATACTATCAAGAATATCATTGGTTAGTATTTTATTATTTGGATCTATAAAGTCTCCCTATAACTGAATATTATCAAATACTTTAGTATACTGAGGATCTTTGTTTACTACTATCTTTAATCTAATGTCTTTACTAGTATCACCAAATCCTTCTATATCTAATGAATTAATGATATAGAACTCATTGTTCTTAGCAGTAACAACTTTATCTTTGAAAGGTAACGTAAAATCAGGTTCAAATGTATAAAAAGATGTAAATACATTTAATTTTTCATTATATATTAGCGATCTATTATATAATCTGAACCACACTTCATCGTATTTCTTATCATACAGTGAATTAGCCCCCTTAGTCTTCTAGCTATACATAGTGTTCATATAAGACTGAAGATTGCAATCCTTTGATATTATACTTACTCCTCCACCATTAGATCTACATATTTCATTCTTATTAGAGTCATACCAATAAATGCTATTACTAGAGTTTGTAATACTTCTATCATTAACTACTTCTGTACCATTTAATGTACTGATATAGTCATATCTATCTAGTATACCACCAGTACCTAATACTAGTTGACCTACATTATTATCTTGTATCAGTGACCTTTCATTTACAGATAGTATACCAAATGCATTATTCTACCAGAAATATAATCTGTTAAATATACCTCGTATATTTGTTATCTCTCCGTACTGATAATCTACATCTATAAAATCAGAAGGTTTGAATACAGACCAGTTATCTATGTTTTCATTGATAGTTTTAGCCTGTGATACATACACTCTATTAGCTGATTTTACATTTGCTTCATCATATAGTCCTCTAGTACTAAATAATTTAGCGTCTGGAGTTACAGAGTAAACATCATTATACAAGTAAAATGGTTTACTCTAGGAATGGAATTGCTGCATTTGAGTTGGTTCTAACTGCATAAATGCATCTACAGTACCTACTCCAGCATTATAGGTTCTATTAGTCATTTCACCCATAGATAATTTTAAGTTTATAGAACTTTCTAAAGGGATATAAGCTCCAAAATACCGCTTATTTTCATTCCATTCACCTATATCATTTCTCTAGAATATCATCTAACATGGGTAATCTAATATACCTAAGTAAGTGTCACCACCAAAAGCACATACTGTACTATTAGTTTTATTACCATATGCTCCAATAGGAATATAAGTACTACTAGTTCTAGATGAATAAGTATTGCCGCTGTAAGGAACTATTGCTTTTTTAACATTGACTACAGTTACAACACAATCATTCATCATATTAGAGTCTCTATAAGCAGAAACTCCTTCTATTCTTTGTTTATCCTACTCAGAAGATTGTAGTATCATACACGGCCCAGCTGGGCCATAGGTAACAACATTATCACTATCTCCGGCTTTATAAAATTCACTAGTAGCCCAATTAGTATAAACAATATCTCCAATGTTTATTTTGTATGGAGCTACACCACCGTTGTTAGTTACATTGTACGGTATATTTTTTGCTAATTTAGCATCCACTATGGTCTACTCTGCTGAATTATAAATAGAAGATCCTTTAGAGTAGAATTTTTGTATATAAGCCCCACAGAAATCATCCTTGTGAATATTAAATACTTGGATAGCGTTTTCAGATTGACTGTCATCTTTATTATTTACTTTAGTCCATTCTCTGTATTTAGAAGAATCCACAGTAGTACTATTAGGTGGGTATACACTTTTATTATTCATTCCTACCCAATTTTGTACATTTACACCTGTAGTTGTATTAACTTCTGCTGTACTAAAATAAGAATGAATGAGACCTTCTTGTTTAATATAAATATTATCTTTGAATACTTCCTCTGCTTTTTCTCCATTAAAACAAACTTCAGGAGATATGAATCTCCAATATCCAGATGCTATGTCATTATTATCTATAGTACTAGTTCTTTTAAAAACAGAACCATTAAGATTCATTTCTATACCTCTACGTTTGTTCATTAAGAATGGTATAGGTCTGTATTCATTTGTATCCTTAGATGTACCTCTACCAACTTCACCGTTTTCTCTATCTTCAACTATCTTATAGTTATGTAATGAAGTAATTACTCCCTGAGATACAATAGTTTTATCTTGTTCAGTACGATCACATCTAACTATTTCATATGATACAGCATCTATTGGGAAATTCTTTACTGTAAATCTAACTCCTATAGGTAAAGATTGAAATGTATTCTTTCCTACATCCTAAACAAATGCAGGAAAAGTAGCCAAGTTAGGAAATCTTATATCTCCTATCCATAGTACTGGAGAAGCTATAGATTTACTATTGTAAAATACTATACCAAATCTATACACCTCATCACGTTGGTAACTTCTAAATAAAGCAGATATAATTGGATCAGCGTAGTTCTTTTGTCTAGTAACAGGCTTTATTTGTTTAGTAGCAACTGCTACCTATTTATTAAAGAATGTATCAGTAGGGTCTACATGAAATATAACCACGCTTTCTATTCTCTCTGAAGCGTTGCTAATTCCTACATTATTTCTTAAACCGCCATTTAAAATAGATATATAATCTTCATTTAATTCTGTATATATGAAATCATATTCTATATTTAAACCATTCCCGCCTAATTGCTCATTCTTACCATAGACATACGGTAATATAGTTAATTGACCCTTAATGTCTCTTTTAGCATTATATGGATTGATACAGTCATGATACATAGGAACTTTACGCATAGTGTCATAGTCTTCAATTCCAAAGTACATATAATCATTTGGATCTGAAGTTTCTATTCTTACACTACCATCTTTATTTGCTCTATAAGCTCTGGCATCATATTCTACTAAATTACCATTATCTTCTATCATAGGAACCCAAGAAGTTTCTGTAATATTAGATGCAAACAATCTATTCTATACAGAAGTAATACTATTACATATAAATGCATAACTAGTAAGAGCATTAAATTCTTCCTATGTTAATACACTCAATTGATTACTACCAGCATCCGTATAGCTTATAGTATCTTTATCAGTATCTATTTCAATATCATCTATTATGGTATAACTAGGGATAGAGTTATTATCTTTATAGAATATACGTATAATAGTACATCTACTAAAATCCTTAGTACTCAAAGGAGCTTGTATAGTGCAACCTTTGCCAGTATATGAGTCCTTTTGTGAACCATAATGATTGATAAGACTAGCACTAATACTAGAAGCATCTAGATGTACACAATCACTTAAACTAGATATAGATGTCTGTTGAGAATGAGGATTATATAGTCTATAACAATACTATACCATGCCAGCTTGAAAGTTACCAGATACAATGTCTGTAATTTCAAACGGAGGTAATATTGCATTAGGTATTATGTCAATACTATCAGGATTAAGTATATTACCTTCAGAATCCACTAATGGATTATCTTCATTAGGATATTTTACATACTTGTCACTCATAATATTGATTACTTTGATAGATGATTTACCATCTGTAAAGTAAGCTCTAATATTAGATTGAGTTTCATAATTAAGTACTATACTTAATTGATTGGAATTAGCTTCTTCGCATAGTCTTAATTTACCTTGTAATACTACTGTACTTACCAAATTAGGTGAATCAAAATTCTCTATACGATATACTTTATTGTATCCATCTACTAACTTAGTAATTACAACCGCAATGTCATTTATAGTAGCAGTACCTATTATTTCCTCTGTACCTTTAATACCATAATTATACTTCTTAGCTCCTTCTACACTCTATAGAACTCCACTAGTACCAGAATCGTCAGTAATGATACGAACATCTTGACCAAATCTATATTGATTATTTGGCAACATACTTACATCACTGTCCGTATTCATACCTCCAAAAAATGTATTTATTTGAGCTGTATTACTAATCATAATCTATTCTAATTATAAATTATTTGTTCTTCCCCAGTAGTACTAAAGAAAGTATCGTGATCATTAAATTCTGGATAAAGCTTATGATAAGTATTTTTTATACTCTCCAGTTCATCTACTCCAGGCATCATAGCTTCAGCATAAGCCTACTTTCTATAATAGTTCCAACTAGTCTTCATTTCTAAGTAGTCCTATTGAGATATTTGTCCTTTAAGCTTCTTAGGATACATTAACTTCAAAGTAACATACCATAGTAATGCTTCCTTATAGGATTCCATATCAGGTATCATTGGCATACCTTCTTCATCAGTAAATATAGCATAATATTCTATTTTGACAAATCCGGTAGGTATATTAGTCATAATATAACCTGGTTTTGTCGTGTACTATAAATCAGCACTGTACATCGTTCCATCTGTATGAGCAAACTTACCATTTACATACCTATTAGATGGACTAGCTACAGTATATTGGTTTACTAAAGCACTTAAAGTATCACGCATATTAGAATCTGAATTAAGCTTATCCAAAGCTTCTCTATCAGATACTAAATTAAATAAGTTCTTTACTAAAGGTATTAAGCCAGCATCTGGTATAAGCATACACGGTTTATCAATGCATTTGTCATGGTATACTCCAAAGCTAGATGTAGCTTTTCTCATAGGTAACCAACCACCACTATTACAAAATGAAAATGCTACCTAACCAAGTTTATATAAATCACACGGTAAGGAAGCCTAATGACATTTAACAGGTAGTATAGATACCTTGTGTTCATACTGTTGTATAGCTCCAATCTTAAGTAAACCTTCACAGATCCACTCTCGGATATCAGATATTTTAATTTCTTCTTCCTTTAAATCTAGGTCTGAAATAACCTTTGCTAGAACTGTTTTGGAGCTAATCATTCTATTATTTATCATAATTCTCTATAATCTTTGAGCTTCGCGAAAATTATAGAAGCTAGCGTGCGCTTATTTTCCCTTGAAGCTATAAATTGATATTTACTTTTGTTAGTTAACAGACAATTCTTCTTACACCAGTGAAATCTGTACTTGAAATAACCACTATGATCATTTAGTAAATATACAGGTTTACCTGTTTCTTTAGTAGCTTTCCAATCCCATCTCAAACTCTTACCTGAGAATTCCTTTGGCTAATGTTTTATTATCTGTAGTGTACCTAATCTGCAAGGTAATTTTACTTCCTTACAGTTCTACATTATTTCATCTCTAATATACTTAAAATAATCTGTTACTATTGCCTTATATGTTTTTAAGTCAACATCATACTAAGTATTAGTATCTATTTGATTCTTATAATTAATATAGAAATCAGCAATAGTATAGCTCTTTCTTTTATATTTTACTCTTTCTCTCATTTATTACTATATCTATTCTGATTATCGTCCTTAGAATCATTAGTAACATCACTAGGTGAAGCTACCATAACTCTTAATTCTTTCTCTAATATCATCTACACAATAATAGGTACCATAGCTGATGGAACTGGGTATTCATCGTCTGGGTTATAACAGGGTATATCTTTAGTAGGATCCTAAAGTATTACATCTATACTTATGTACTCTAACTGATTAGAATCTCCTTCGACATATATCTTATTGTTCTTAACCCAAGCAATATAGTCCTTACATGTAGCTTTTCTATACTTCTACAATTTAGCTTTAGTATAACTACCTAACTATATTAGGTTACCAAACATATCCCGTACAGCTATTACTCCTGGTTTATATCTGAAATTGATTAAAGTAGGTAATTCTTTCTCACCAACGAATACAAACTTACCAGGAACTATTTGTACTCTGTCTAGATGAATAGGTTCTAATGTAGTGACATACGCTTCATCAACATCGTAACCTTTATCAATAGCCTACTTTATAAGCATTGCTCTATAATAGTGAATCCATAATTCAATCTAATGTCTTGAAATATGTTCTGATTCTGCTATATTATTATTACGAACAATCTATAAAATATTATCAATAAGATTATTAAGACTCATTTTATTAAATATTAACGTTAATACAGACTAAAACGCATTTTAAAGCCCGTAGCTGCATTTTATATGCTCACCCTTACAATCCCTTTAAATAACTAATAGCTCTTCTTACACAGCCTTAAAATAAAAAAAGGTTGATCTTATTGACCAACCTTATTCATTGCATCTTTCATATCCTATGGTAACATCTCTTTCATAGGTTGAGGAACCATTTGATTTGCTTTCCTTATGATATTCTTTAATTCGTTTATTTCTTTTTGAAGCTCTGTTATTTTTGAATCTTCTTTGTCTGTATCATTGGTTACCTCTAACTTATCTAATAGCTATTGGCATTTAGACATTTCTTCATCACACTTTGCTATAGCTTCTTTTCTCTATTTATAAGTATTATACTGACTGCGTACTATACTTATTATTTCCTACTTATTTGTAGATATAGTTAAACCTAAAGAGCTGTCTGTTATAGTTGATTTATTTTCAGGTATAGTAAACTTTTTAGATTCTCCATTACATTGAATAGTTATATCTACTAGTTTCTTACGCTATTGATTTGGCATTGGAAACTACCCTGGTGGTAATGGTTCTTCATACACATTACTTACCTAAGTAACCTAACCCTCATTATATTCGGTTGTCTTCTTGAAAGTACCTATTACTTCTATTATATATACTTTATCACCTATATTTAATTGATTGAATAACATAAGTATAAGATTTTAAGGGCTCAATTAAGAGCCCTTAGTTATTATTAAGCTGCCGGAGCAGTAGTAGTATTATCTCTATTCAGCAAATATCTGTAGTAATCGAACGGGCAACAGTTCGGATTAGGTACAAAATAAGCTGGAACAGGACACGGGCTCTTCAATTGACTTACTATATTAGCTGTTTGAGCCTACTGGGAAGCAGACAGAGCTAATTGATTATTTTCCTGACGAAGAGCGTCAATCTTATTCTGCATTTCACGCATTTCAAGTTGACAGAACTTATCATTGATAATCTGAGTTTGTGCATCAATCTTAGAACCAAGAACATTAAATTTAGCAGTATTATCAGATAACAAGCTGTTAAATCCAGAAGTGATAGCATTCTGCAATGTATTAGTCTAGTTACACATAGATAACTGACTTTCGTAACCCATCTTAGTAATGTTATTATTTACATCAGCTATAGAGGATCTAACATCGCAGCAGCAACTAGCTAACTGAGAAGCTAACGAAGCATTACCAGAAGTAATAGCGTTGATTACTTCACAACTTGCAAGTTTAGTATCACAAGCTATCTGGCTTACACCTGTATTGATAGTATTCAAAGCAGTCTGAACAGAATTAATATCACAGTTCAAAGTAGTTGAAAGTGTGCTGATAGCATCTTTGTTACCATTGATTGCCTGCATCAACAGATTAGTATTAGCATCGGTATTCAATTCAGAAGCTAAAGCACCTGCATTACGGTTACCAAAACCAAAACCATTACCACCCCAACAGAAGAACAGTAATATAATCCAGATCCACCACCAACCGCCATTACCACCAAGACCGTTGTTATTCATCATGGCAAGCAAAGCAGTAGGATCCATACTACCTTTATTAGCATTTTGCATTAAAGCAGCAAGACCAGCATCAATACCACGATCTTGCACGATAATTCTATCTTCTAACATAATTGATTTATTTTAAAAATTGATTTTTATTAGTATCTAATATAGCGAGTAGATCTATTGCCACGGCTATATTCATCATAAGGATTGTATTCTTTCTCGTTTTCACGATCATATCTATCGTAATCTTCTGTATCTTCTTCACGATACAAAGGATATGATCTGTATACTCTCATACCACCTCTACTTCTACCACCTCTAGAACCACGTCTAAACATTCCGTAAGATTCTTCATTTACTTCATGTTTTTCAAGTTCTTCTTCGTAGCATTCCATTTCAGCTTCTCTAATCTTATCACACATTACGTATTGATAATAATACCACATTTTACCTTCGTCAATGTCTTTGTCATTCAGCCAAGCTTTAGCAAATTCTACGTAATGTTTAACATTATTAGATCCGGTAATGTTGAGTAGTACTTTGTAATAATCAGAGTATACCATATTCAATGCTACATACCAATCGTAACGGTTGAATTTACCACTAAGTGATATGCCGTACTGACTAGCTAGAGCAGAAGTTTCCTCTAATGACCAATGCTGTCCACGAGTACCATCCTCATTTTCCATCTTCATTACAGCTTTACGAGCGTGTTCCTCATTGAAATGAGGTCCGTGTTCCATCTCATAAGCTTTTACACGAAATATTCTATGCATATTATTATTGATTAATAATTATTGAATATATTATTTACTTAGGTACTTCTACTATTCTTGTACCTGTTACTTTGATAAGTGGATTGGTATTAACTATTTGATATTCTTTTGTTTCTATTTTCTTCCAATCAAAGTGCCAGAATCTAACCCAGCTGTTTTTATAGAAATTCTTATACTCTTTCTTTTTGTATATAAGAATAGTCTATTGATTCTTTAAATCTATTTTGGCTGTAAGGATTGAGTCCTTTCTTCTAACTATGATAGTTGTTAATGGATTAAGCTTTAGTTCTTCTTCAAAGTCTATAGCTTCTTTTTTGATTACTGTCTTCACAGAATCTTTAATCTCAGTATTGATTACACTAGCGTCGGTTAGATTCTTGTCTTTGATTTTAAGTTCTTTCTGAGTCTATTTCAACTATAATAATAAACTATCATTACTATGGTTTAATTCTTCTATAGTAAGCTATAAAGTTCTATTACGTTCCTAATTATTAGATACTAAATCCTAGTAAGCTCTAACATTAGAAGTAGCTCTATTTAACTCTGCGTTTTTCTCCTATAACTAATTGTGCTAAATAAAAATAGTCGCAATAAGTAAACTGATTAAACCTACTGCGACTACTTTGAAATTCTTACTGCACCAATTAATTATGTTTAGTATTATTGGTATCATCTGAAAATTCTTTATCTAAACTGACATCTAAAATCTATTCCCCTTTCTTCTTAATTATTTTCTGGAGTATACCCCATATTTTCCAATTTGGATGGATCTTGCCCAAGTTCTCAAGCAACTGGAAAAACTCTACTAGAGCAATGGCACCTGCTACAAACTCTACAGCTGGTATTGATACAGAAGTTATAATAAAAGTTTCAATAGTAAATGCTCCACATATAGCTACTATAGAATCTCTTAGCTTATAAAATACTTTGGAATATAATCTCCTAGATTGTTCTATTACATTATGATACTTGCTCTATTTCTCATTAGCTTTGCATTCGTATAATGAATCTACTATTATAATACCAGCTAAAGCTAATATTGGAACATATACTGGAGAATATAAAGACAATAAACCACCTATAGCACTTACTGTAACTTTTTCAGCACTGCTAAACATGTTCTTAAATATAGACATTGTTTGTTCTCCTATCTGATAATAATTCATAGCTAAAAGTCTGATAATGTAATCAAAAAAGTCCTAGAGATTAAAAGGGGGTAAATCTGCTAGGACTGATAATTTGTTTGAGATTTATTATTAAAACGTATAGTTTGAGTATAAGTTGCTAATTTGAAATAAACTGTATTACTAACTAATAGCGCTTCTTACTTACATTTTTATATTATTCCCTAAACGAAGGTGCCGCATTCTCAAGAGCGTCTACTCTTAAAGTAAGTTCTGCGATTAAATCGTTCAATATTTTACCTTGAGCGGAAGATAAAGCGGTAATTGTAGAAGTAGAAGTAAGAACGTTTTCAACAATTGTCTTTGATTTGTTTATTGCATCGTTTGTCTAAGCTATGGTATATACGTCTTTTTTATTTGCCTTCTCGTTTATAACATTTGATAAATGTTCTATTTGAGAATTTTGTTTGTTATCTTCTGTGTTGTTGATGGGAATCCATTTTTTACCATCATATGTTTTTATAACATTACCATTAGCATCACTGAATAAGTCAATCCAGTATGTTACTTCCATTGGGTTAGGAGCATACACGGATGCTAAAAAGTTAGGATTTTCTTGTTTTATCATAATACATGCATTAAATTAAAGTTATGAAATATTTAGCAATAGAACCTAGTACTATAGATGAAATTCCGATTGCTAAGTCTTTTTTATTCCATTTACCATTATAATAGTGACAGCGATCACTGTTCTCCTTGATAAAGAGCATCAGCAGTGCAGTACTGCCACCGAATACTATGG